TAAATACCTGTCATAAATTGAAGGTATTACATTGTAATTATAATCCAGAATTAAAAATTCATAATATACCAGATACAGTAACAGATATCAGTTTACCAGATAAAGCAATCCAATTAGAATATTCTGGAAAATTAGAAAAAAAACAAAAGAACGATTTAGAAAATGATTATAAAGAAGAAGTTCGGAATTATTTTAATATTAAATCTAAATATGAAGAGGAATTACTAGAAATGAAAAAAAAAAAGAAAAAGAAAAATAAAATGCCTAAATGCATTGGGTGTTCTAGAAATGTAGGAATGCTTTTTTCTGGAAAAAATCAAAAATATATGGCAACTTGTGGAGATACTATTAAACCATGTGATTTGAAAATAGTATTACATCGTGGAGATAATTATAATTTCAGAGATACAATGGAAGAAATGATAAATACTTTAGAAGAAACAAGGGCAAATATTATCCAACAAAAAATGGATACTTTATTTAATTATATTAGTGAAGATAAATCCGCGGAATTATTTAAGAAACAATTAACTGCATTTCAGAATATTTCTAAACAAGTGGAAAAAAATCGTAAAATGTATGAAGATATGTATTTCAATCCACAAAAAAAAGAAATAATTCAACATAAAAAAAAGAAAATACAAGAAATAATAATGGAAATACAAGATCATTTAAATAATAATGAAATGGATGAAGTCGTAAAAAAACAGAACGATATAAAAGGCATTTCACAATATATTCAACGAGAGAATTATGAGTTTATGGAAGTATGGGTAGATTCTAAAGAAGATTATATTTTAGAACAACAACCAGTCATTTATTCTAAATTAGAGATAAATCATGGCGAATATATACAAGTAGAAAAAGAGTAAACTGAAATATTATATTTTTTGTAGTAAAAATATGATATATTTATTTTATTATATTTTATTTTATTTCATCTAACATCCATTATAATTAGAAACTCCGTCCCAATTAATTTCACCGGATTTTGCCCATTTATAATTTTCACAAATAGTTTTATCTTTTATTGAACCAGTGGCTGGATATTTATTACCACCACCAGCAGATTTGTCATGTTGTGTTTGTGTTAAATTTTTACCTATAGTTCCAACACATTGTGTACCATCCCCACTAAGATTCCATAAATCTGGACAAGTATTTGGATGTAGCGGGAATTTCAGTCCAGAATTTTGATATTGCATTAAAATTCCAATACCAACTAAACAAATAATTAAAACAATAAGTGCAATAATAAGGGCGATGGCATAGAACCGATCCATTTTTTTCTTATTTATATATTCAATATAAAGTATTTTTATCTAAAACCATTTTTTATTTAAAACCATTTTTTCCATTCTAAAGGTTTAAAATCTTTATCTACTAATTTCGGTAATTCTAAAGGTTGTACTAAAGTACTTTGATCTTGTATATATTTCAAGTATCCAATTGTTTCATTATATACAGTTGGTATAACATAATTCAATACGAGTCTATTTAAATCTTCTACTTGTTTTGTAACACTAATATCTTCCCGATGTTCTGCATATTGTAAATAAATACTACGCATAATAATCTTTAAATTATCTATATTTTGTGGCACAATAATGATTTTTCTATCTTCAGACATTTCATATACACCTGCACGTAATCCATTCTGAATAATTTGAATATTTCCACTAGAAAAGAAAACACGTGATAATAAATTATCTTCTAAAATACCTGCGAGAGAATCACGATATTCGCTAGATTTATTTTTCAATGCGATTTTTTCATACATATCAAACCGGACATCTTTTGGAGGTAATTCCATTAAATTAAGTCTACCATTATAACGTTCCATATCTAAAATACTTCTACTAGCTTCTACTGTATCTGAATTCCATCGTTGAGAAGCATAATTAACTTGATTTAATAAACCAGTTTCAATTGGTGTATATGTTCCAGACATTTATTTCTATTCTTTATCTTTCTAATAGAAAAAAAAATATTTATTTACGATTGTAATTATTATAATAATATACAATCAAAAACAAAAACAAAGAAGATATATTCGGAAAATTACCAATCAACGTATATAAGACTATTTTTGTATCTATATATTTATCTGATTGATAATATTTACCTATATTACCACATTTTGTTTCATCTGTTCTACAAGTATCTGCAAAATCATAATCTGTAAAAATATCTTTCGTTCCAAACTTAGAACATTTATTATAATAACTATCAATGAAAATAGTTGTACGATAATGTACACAATTTTTGCAATTAGGTAAAGAAAGTTCAGTAGATTGTATTTGTATTGTATAATTCGTCAATAAATAAAATAAATAAAACGGTTTCATTCTTTCTTTTCTTTTCTTTTTTGATTGTTTTTATTTACATCAATACATTTATGTTTTTTTTGTTTCAATATAATTCATTTTTGAAACAAATAGTATAAACACAGAATGATATAAGGAAGAAAGAAATAACATTTACAAAAATGAATTCTGCTCCTTCTCCTTCTCTCCAAATTCCTGAAAAATTCGCATCTATTTTATGCGATTTTGCAAATGATTTAACTACAACTTTTCCTGAATATGAATTCTTATGGTCAAGATGGAGAAAGCTAGAAAATGTTCCCGATTATATGATAAAATCGGCATATGTGCATTGTGTAGATATTTATCCCGAACGTTTCTTTGATATTTTGTATCAGAATGACGACATTTTTTCTCCCACAAGTAGTGTAAGTACTATTTTTCTACCAAATGTAGATTTTAAATTATTATTTAATTGTCCAAATGTAAGTGAAAGTAGTAAGAATGTTATGTGGAAATATATTCAATTGATTTTGTTTACTATTATTGGAAATGTAAATGATAAAAATGATTTTGGAAAAACCATGAATTTATTTGAAGGTATTGATGAAGAAGAATTACAAAGTAAATTAACAGATGCTATGAAAAACATGAGTGAATTTTTTAAGAATACTACTTCTTCTTCTTCTTCTTCTTCTGAAGAAACAAATGCCAATACAAATACAGACGAACAAACTGCAAATGATTTTTTTGAGAAAATGTCTAAAGAGTTTGAAGAAAAAATGGATAATGATGATACATTCAAGAAAGAATTCAATACAGATAATTTACCAAATCCAGAAGATATTCATAATCATTTGAAAGGATTGTTTGATGGAAAACTAGGAAATTTCGCAAAAGAGTTAATGGAAGAATTAGGAGATGAATTAAAAGATACATTTGATATGAAAGATATGAATGAAAATACAAATCCAAAAGATATTTTCCAAAAGATGATGCGAAATCCAGATAAATTCATGAAAATCATCAAGAAAATAAACGAAAAATTCCAAGAGAAAATGAAAAGAGGAGATATTTCTCAAGAAGAAATAATGAAAGAAGCGGGAGATATGTTGAAGAAAATGAAAGAAATGGGTGGAAATTCAAAACAAATGAATGAAATGTTTCAAAATATGGCGAAATCAATGGGACAAAGTGTCAACAAAAATATGAAGGTGGATACAAATGCGATGACCCGAATGATGAAATCTCAAGACATTAAAGATCGTCTTAGAAGTAAATTAGAACAAAAGAAAAATTATGAACTACAAACAGTAGATGATAATCATTTAGTATATCGTCCATTAGATAGTGAAAAAGGAGAGAAATCTTTAGCATTGACTAATAGTTCAGTTCCAGAAAAGAGTATAGATGAACTTGTTGCATTTATTGAAGGAGAACAGTCTGGATCTAATAGCAACATTATTAAAGATAGTAGTAATAAAAAGAAAAATAAAGCTAAAAAGAAGAAATAAACTTTACACAACTTTAGCAGTAGTATATTTTTTAGCAGTAGTATGTATATTCTTTAACTGCTAAAAAATTGATTATTTATGATTGATATATTACATTAAGTATAGATAAACAACGTAAAAATTAGAATTTAAATAAATCTTATTAAAAATATAATAGATATACAGAATGACGAGTAATACTAATTCTGCTTCTTCTACTTCTGCTGCTTCACCGGTTTCTTCATCCGGAATAACTACTGTGGATAAAGAAACAATACGTATTCTTAACAAACAAGGGGAATTCTTTGGATACCCAAAATGTTGTGTTAAGTCTTTTGTCAAATATGTTACCGGTAAAGGTAAACGAACGCGTATTCAATCCAGTACTGCACACCCAGAAGGATTTGTTCCATGTGAACCACATGCAAAACGAATACATAGAGGTGAAATAAACGTGAAAGAAATTATTCAAAATCGTGTTTGCACTGTAGGATTTGTCTTTGAAAATTATAAAGGAGAATATTTTACAGAAGTGAAAAAAAGTGAAGAATTTAAAGAATGGTTGAAAATGGTGAGAGAATCCAATAAATAGTAAACAAAAAAATAAAAAATAAAAAACAAAAAAATAAAAGGTGATACACCTTACCTTTTATTTTTTTTTATTTTTTTTGGCGGTAAAGTATTTTGTGCCTGCTAAAAAATTGATTTTTTTTGAAAATTAATAACTACTAGCATATATACAGTATTATACAATAAAATACAATATTTAAAAATGGTCTCTCAAAAAGCTCAAGTTGGATGTGTATCCACTATTTTCAAAAATTTACCAGAAATGATGTTACAACAAGTGTTGGAATTTGCAGGAGGAGATGGCAAACTCTATATATTGAATTACGATCCTAAGAAAAAAGCTATAGTGATTATGCTCAATCCAGCGTTTATGCGAGATACTTTAATGTACAAAATCAACAACCCATGTAAACCAGAAGTATTTAGAAACATTTTCGGTACAGTATATCGCGAAACATATACTTATGTACCTCCATCTAAGACTAATAAACCCCAGCCATACTCTATGATTGTAGATAACTATATGGGTACATGTCATCTAGAGTTTAGTCCTAAACACAAGGGACTGATTACATCTTGGAATAACAAAATAAATCGCAAAAAGAAATTGGAATCTCGCGAAAAAGAAATTAACTACATAAATTCAGTAAGTATTCGCAATATATATCCAGATTCTACATTTAAAGAAAGTATTTTGAAAATGTGTGTACGTAAAGTAGTACTTCTTAAGTAATTTATTTTGTTGTTGTTTGTTGTTTTAGTTAAGTTATGTTAGTAGTTAGTAGTTAGTAGTTAGTAGTAATTAATAAGTTGTGTGTATTAGTAGTAAAAATAAAAAAAAAGGTTACCAACCCTAGTAGTAAGTAGTAAAAATAAAAAAAAAGGTTACCAAACCTTTTTTTTTGTCACAGAGATAAAACGTAATCAAAAAAACATATCTTCATACGTTTCCCAGAAATTATTATCATTATCTTTTTTTGTTTGTTTCAAATATTCATCTAGAACATCTTGAGCACATTTTAATTTCGCGATATCGGTGATAAAAGACGATTCTAATAATTGTAATTGTTGTAATTTACGAAAATTTATTATTATTTTTTGTAACAAAATATCTTCTTCATGTTCAGTAGTAGTAGTACTATTTTTCAGATCAAATCCATCGTATGGATTGGTAGTATTTATTTTATTATTATTATTGTATAATATCATATTTGTATCATTTGCATCTGTTATTTCGTTTTTAATATATGTTTTATTATTATGAAACAAAAAATATTTTTTGTGAAACAAAATACAAATCGGAATTAATAAAGAAATGAAAGAAGTAAACATTTTTTATAGAATAATATAAAAAATATTTTTATTTTGTTTTAATTTTGTTTTAATTTTATTATACAATAAAATAATATGAATCTAAGAATCATTATTAGAAATTTTCATATTTAGAATTCTACAAGCGAAATTCTTTTTTAACCATTTTTCTTTTGTTGGTTGAGATACGATTGTTTTTTGATGTTTTTCAAATTGTTCCGGACTATCATAATATAAATGAATAGGATTATTTCCATTTTCACCGTTTGAAATAGTGACTTTAAAAAATACATCTTCTTGTCTAGATCCAACCAAATATTTCATTTTAGGATGATCATCCCGATAACGATTTCCGGTAACTGCATTACGAATACGAGTTTCTGGATGCATACTAGTTTCATAATATTCCAAAGTGAATTTTCCTCTTGGAATTTTTTTTCTATGTACTTGATGATATCCTTTATCGTGTATATCATGACTTATATTTGGTCGGTAATTATTTGAACTACACAATGTCACTGTATCATCATCCTCTTTCATAATAATAGTATTTAGTTATTTTGTTTTATTTTATTTATGCTATGTATGTTATATAACTACTACAAAAAAATTATTTATATAGTTTAAGATATATAAATAATTTTTGTAATTAATTATGTTTTCTTATTTTTCACCATTTAAACAATTTATATTTAAAAATACAAAAAAAACACAAGAAACATATAAGAATAATGAAGAAACTACAAAAACGAAATCTGTATTAAATATGTTTGATAATTCAGATGATGAAGATGAAAAAAAAGCTAAAGAAAAATATGAAGAATACGAAGAAAATGAAGAATATGCGCGAGTTAAACAAGTTAAAAAACCCAATTCTGTAAAACAGGTAGATGCAAATGATAATGCAGAAGAGAAAGAAAAAGAAGAGAAAGAAAAAGAAGAACAAGAAAAAGACGAGGAAGAACAAGAAAAAGAAGAACAAGAAAAAGAAAAAGAAGACGAGGAAGAACAAGAAAAAGAAGACGAGAAAGAAGAAAAAGAAGACGAGAAAGAAAAAGAAGACGAGGAAGAAGAAAAAGAAGAAAAAGAAAAAGAAGACGAGGAAGAGGAGGAAGAAGAAGAAGAGGCAGAAGAAGACGAATATCCAGAAAAAAGAATAGAAGATGCGTCTATTATTCTAAAAGATATTCCATTCTATTATTTAGAAAATGGGAGCGATATAAATAAAGATAAAGATATAAAAACATATTTAAAAAACAGAGATATAATTGAAATAGATGTATATATTGCAATTTATAAAATAAATCAAACTAACTATTTACCATTTTTATCTTATGCATTAATTAAAGATAACAATGAATTATTATCGTTTCCATATTTTAAACATGATACTGTAGTAATAGATGAAGATAAAGATCCATATTTAGAAGAATGTAAATTGAAAATACTAACATTATTTAATATTTTTCCAGATAGTAATATCAATAAAATTAATAACTTTTTTAAAAAACAAATAGACTACAAAGGATTTTACCATAATGACAGTGAACAAAATACAAATGAATTATTAATAGTTTTTGAATATAAAGAAGAAATAGAAAAAATATCTACTAATTTAACTACATCAATGTATTGGGCGACAATTCATGAAATCATCAATACAAAACAGATAATAAATAAACAAATCCCATTGATTTATAAATGGTTTCTTACATTTCCAGAATTATTATATATTACTGATCAACGAGATACACGAATAGAAATACCTTTTGTATTATATTCATTAGATAAGATAGATACAGAGGAAGTAAATAATACTAATATAGAATTTCATAGTGTAACAAAAAAAAATAATAATTTATTACCTCCGTTTTTATTTCATCCAAAGTTAGGTATGAAATATTTCTTTTCAACGAATTATATAGAAACTGAATCTGAAATGGAAATAGATAGATATGTAGTATTTATAACAAAAACCTTGTATATTTTAGATAACATCTCTGAATATAAAATAAATAATATTTCCAATTATGACAGTTTTTATTTCCAACAAAAGAATGAACCAATTTGGGCAGTATCTTCTGTAGATTTCTTTACAATTCTATCATAATAAATAATATTCTAATTATAAAAAAATTGAATAAATGAAACCGAATAAATACAAAATAAATAAGAATAATAATATATAATGAATTCCACTATTAGTTTTTGTTCTAATTGTCAGAATAAATATTACCATCGTATTGGAAAAGATAAAGTATCCCTAACCGATATTCTACAATATTATTGTAGAGTATGTGGACATACCGCAAATAATGATAATACTGAATCTAAATTTCCATTATGTGTATTGAATACTCAATTCAAAAAAAGTTCCGTAAACTTAGATTTTATTGTGAATAAATATACAAAACATGATCCGACTTTACCACATATTTCAATAAAATGTCCAAATGATAGTTGTAATACGAATACTTCTGAAAATGAAAATAATGTCACAGATGCTATTTATTTACGATATGATAATGTAGTATTGAAATTCTTATATATTTGCACGGTATGTAATCATAAATGGAAAACAGAATAAACAATTGTAAAGACAGAAAAACAAGAAAAAAATAGAAAATAGAACGTAGATTTTATATTTAATCATTTTTTTTTATGAAAAAAATTGATTTATTTTGAAAATGATTTAGACATAATATATATTTACAAAATAGAAGAACGAATTGAATTAAATTAATTAACGATTAATATGATGAATAAGAAAAACAAAACAAAAGAAGAAGACGAAGAAAAGGAAGAACAATTATCTGAAGAAGAAGAGGAAGAAGAAGATGATGTGCAAGTAGACTCGGAAGATGAAGAAGAAATAGAACCAGTAGTATTGTCTGATGAAAGTGATGAAGAAGGAGTAGAAGAAGATGAAGACGAAGAAGATCTAGATGACGATGCTATTCCTAACGCAACTACTACTACTACTACTACTAAACCATTAACTAGTAACAAAAAAAAAATACAACCAATTATAGAGGAGGAGAATTATGATGATAACGACGAAGATGAAGATAATATGTCATATGATCCAGAAGAAGATTCAGATGCAGAAGATGATGATAATCTTTTACAAAAATTCAATGATAATGTAAACATGAAATTTCTAGAAGATATTCATGTAGAAACAAAATCGGTGAATTATGAAGAAATGATTGCATTAGCTAGAGTCATACGAGATAAAAATGGTAAAATAATAGATTCACTACATAAAACATTACCGTTTTTGACAAAATATGAAAAAGCCCGTATAATTGGTGCAAGAGCAGAGCAATTAGATAGAGGAGGTGAAGCATTTATACCGATTGATGAGACTATTATAAATGGTCGTACAATTGCATTAATGGAATTTGAACAAAAGAAAATCCCATTTATTATTGCTCGTCCATTATCTAATGGAACTATTGAATATTGGCATTTACGTGATTTAGAAATATTATAATTTTGTAGTTATATGTATCTTATCTATATCTACAAAAAAAAATAAAACTCTATAAAAATATATTTTTTTTTTGTGGCTTCTTTTTTCTTTCTATCTATCTATCACATCTATTTATGAAAATTTAGTAATTCCTGCATTTTGTAGAGTAGTAATAGATAATCCTGCATTTATATAATCAGCCAAAACATAATTGGAATTTATAAATTCAGATAATGGTATATTTTGACTCAATAATTGATTTACTGTATATCCTGCATTTTCAAAATCTAAAACAGTATAACCATTACGATATAATGCAAAAATACTCATTCCAGTTCCATAAATAGCTTCATATGCACTAAATCCAGCAGTTTTCAAATCTACAATAGAATATCCAGCAGTAATGAATTGATATGCTGTAGTACTTCGGTCTATATACAAATATCCACTATTTAATATATCGGTAATGCTATAACTTGCATCTCTCAATTCACCTACAGAATAATGTGCTTTTATCATATCGGAAATAGTAAATGTCGCAAGAGATAAATCATATGCAATTTTATTAGCATATTTCAAATAATTCGCAGAAAATCCGGCTTGTTTTAAATCTGAACATGAATATCCAGCATCGCAAAATTCATATATTGCTGGATACAAATCACTTTTACCATAACCTGCATTTATTATAAATGAAGCAGGTACACCTGCATTTCTGATTTGTGATAAAGTATATCTAGCATTAATAATATATGTCAAACTATATCCACCATTTAATAAATTAGAAACACTAAATCCAGCATGTTTTAATTGAATTGCAGTATATCCTAATTTATATAATTGGTTTGCAGTCATTCCAGCAGGAATTGGAACAATGGATAAACTAGATATATCACTTACAGAAAATCCAGCATTTGTTAATTCAATTGTAGAATATCCTGCATCATAAAGAGAAGATACAGAATATCCGGCATTTTTAAGATCAGATACTGAATATCCATCTTGTATAAATTTAATCAAAATGTTAGATAAATCATTAGATCCAAACCCAGCTTGTATTAAAGAAGTTGCATTTATATTAGCTAGTTTGAATTCTGCAACATTAAATCCAAATTGTATAAGTTCTGATAAAGTATAACTCATAATTATATTAGGTATATACATACTTAAGTTAGAAAATAAAAATCAAATATTTTCCTTGTCGCTACAAAAAAAATATTACTAATAATGATGCTATTTTTTTTGTAAATAAATATATAATATATATAATAATAATACATACAACCATATTAATGTTTCCAGTTCTTACCACAACTTAAACATGTAACAAATACAGTCGTTGGTTCATCTGCACTTCTCGTTTGCATTTCATAATAGGTACATTTTTTTGATTTACATCTACCACATGTATACATATCGGTTGAAGCTTCTATATTATTCGTAAATTTCAAACGATCGCGTTTAATTTTTCTTTCAATCATAGGTTTCCATTGCAAAGGATTCATTTCTTGATGTGTCATTGTCGCAAAAATAATCGGAGAAATTTCTCCCGAAATCAATTGATTTTGTAATTCTATATTTTGTTTCAAATTAATCAAGATAGTTCTTAACCGCGCAGCATATATTTCACAAAATAATGGATTTTGCCATTTTTTGATGATTTGTTTTATACCAGCTTCTTTAATTGCATAATTAAAGACTCCTTTTTCAATATTTTCTCCCAATTTTGATTCTAGATCTATATTACTAGAGAGAATATTCTTGAATTCATTAGAAATAGCGACACGAAATATTTTAGGATCAGAGTGAACGAAAATATGCGACATTTATAGTATGTGTAGTTTCGTTTATTTTATTTTAGTAGTTTAATAATATATAAAAGATTATTATATATTATTTTCAATTTTTTATTATTATTACTGGTTCTGGTTAAGCGAAATATTCTTCCTCTTCCAATTCAGATTGACAATCCAAGTAATTATTTTCATTATTAGATATTTCTAATTCTATCTTTTTATTCACTTTCTTTTCTTTTTTCTTACTTGTTTTCTTTTTAGAAGAAACTTCATATTCTTCTTCTTGTTCTTCTTCTAATTCGGGATCTGGTTCTGGTTCTTCAGAAACATCATCATCTTCTACTAAAAAATCATCATATACATATTCATTTGGTTCTTCTTCTTCTGTATCTTCTTCCGTATCTTCTCTCAATTCTTCAAATCCTCCCATCAATTTCTCATAAATAGCATTCCATTCTGAAATACGTAAATCATTTAGTTTATTTACATTTTCATTTACTAATACACATCCACCGAAAAACAAAATATTATCTATTGGTGGTGGAAATTCGTATTTATTTTCTTGTCCAGCCTTTCCATTTTTTTTACCGTAAATTACAATATTATATTTATTGTTATTTAATTCAAGTGTCCATTTATGATGACTACAAAATCCTTCAGATGATTTGAAATTTGCCTTTTTATATAAATCTGCTTGAACATATTCCTTGATATTTATTTCTTTTACTGTACCTGTTTTATCAATGACAATAATATACGGCATTTATATATTTGATTAATTTAATTTAATGTTGTAGTGTTGTCGGATTGTATTGTATTGTATTGTATTATATTATAATAAAATAAAATATTTTTAAGTAGTTTTTGGTTCGTTATTTTTAGTAAGTGTTTTTATTTTTGTAATATATACTAGATGGTTTATGGTTTATTTTATTATACAAATAATTAGTTTTTGTTTATTTATTATAATGATTCATTATTTGTGGAATATCTTAAAAGAAAATTTTTCTGTTAAAAAAACAAAAGATATTAATTCTACTATTGAAAAATATAAATCATTAATGGAAAATAATATTCATCAACATCAAAATAATAAAAAATTAACTTTAACTTCTTTAGAAGAAATACCAGTAGTAGAAAACGAAAATACGTTGTTGGAAGAAGATTTAACTACATTTTTAGAGCAAGTGATAGCTACAAAATAATTTATTTATGTTTATAAACAATATATAGTTTATTTTGTAGTTTAGTTATAATAACCAATTCATTTTACTAATATAAATTCAATTATGAAACAAACAAATAATTACAATAATGGAAGAGGAAGAGGTGGGTCTTTTATTGGTAGAGATCGTAATAGTAATACCTTTGGTAGAGATAATAGTAATACCTTTGGTAGAGATAATAGTAATACCTTTGGTAGAGATAATAGTAATACCTTTGGTAGAGATAATAGTAATACCTTTGGTAGAAATAATAGTAATACCTTTGGTAGAAATAATAATAATACATTTGCTAGAGATAATAGTAATACCTTTGGTAGAAATAATAGTAATACCTTATCAGAAATAGAACAAAAATGGGAGAATCCATTATCACAACTACAAAAAAAATATTATATTTCGCGTTTTCAAAATGAAAATATAAAACTTTCTTATGAAACTGTTGCTCCTAAGAAAGTTTTATCTTCCGAATACAATTTATGCATTGCTATACCATATGGAAAGAAAGCATACATATGGTATACTTTTTGTAATAATTCTCCCATTTGTTTATTATTAGAATTAAATAGAGATAATCAAATAAGTGATAATATATCTATTTTCACAAATTCACCATCAGACATTTCAACCGATTTTGAATTAGGTACTATTATTTCCGGAACACTTTACGAAGAAATAGAAGAAACCGAAATAATAAATCCAAATGCGAATTCTAAAATTTATTTTGTAATGGATGATATTCATATGTATAAAGGAATAACTATTTCCAAATGGTGTTTTGAGAAAAAAACAGGATTTATCTATGACTTTCTCTCAAAAAACACACAAAAACAAATAGTATTATCCGTTCTATGTAATTCCGAAACAAATATAATTCTAAATACTAATATATCTTATAATATCCGACATATTCAATATAGGGCAACAAAAGAAATATTACCACATTATAATGTGTCTTGTAATAAAAAACCATTATGGAATCCAGTTATTAGTGCAAATATAAATACAAATAATAATCATAATCATAATAAAGTAGATTTGTCAAAAAAAATAATAAATACTAATTGGAAATATGATTTTTCTAAACCGATTTATAAACGAAATGCATTTTTTTGGGTAAAAGCAGATTTGGCATATGACGTATATTTTTTAGGAGCATTATCTCTACAAAATGATATAATTTATTGTCAAAATGCACTTATTCTGAATTTTAAAACTAGTGTTTTATTAAATACTATATTTCGTAATATTCGGGAGAATCAATGTTTAGATATAATTGAAGAAAGTGATGATGAAATGGAATTTGAAGATGTGAGAGAAGATAAATTTGTATATTTAGAAAAAGAATGTATTATGGAATGTTATTTTCATTTTAAATTCAAGAAATGGATACCATTATGTGTAGTTTCTACAGAAGATTACAAAAATAAAATAATATCTTTACCATCTTTATTATAATACTGTAGTAGTAGTAGTCTTCTTGACTTTTTTAGATTTTCTTTTTATTTTTGTCGTTTTTCTTTTTATTTGTTTTTTTGTCTTTTTAGATTTACCTTTACATTTATATTTACCACCCAAAATAGAAGCAAAAGTAGTAGGATTGCTTATATTTGTGTCTAAAACATTCGGTAAAGCATTATTTATTTTATCTAATAACATTATTTGTATATATTATTGTAAGATTTTTTGTTTTATTTATGAAAAATTGAGAGAATTGTAATAATTTATGTATTATTATTATTACAAAACAATATTATTATTACAAAACCATAATAATAGAATGCGTCGTGGTATTTATAACAAATATAATTCCAAATTCAAAACTAAATGCAATAATAATAATAATAATGGAGATTCTTTGCCACCTGTAGTCGCATTTACATTAACAGAAGAGTATTGCAAATCTATTTTAGAAAAGGCATATATTGGACAACAAGGATTTACTATTTTAAAAACAGATATACATCCAGAAGATTTAAAACAACTCAAACAATCGTTAATGATTCAATCTTTACCTTCTTTTTCTGGACCAAAGGTAGAACCGATTTCCTTTCCAGTTTTTCGGGAGAATGATAAGAAAATATATATTCCTCGTTTTTATGGAGAATCTAGATATGGAAATGGAAATGGAATGATTCCTAGGAATGATTTGTCTTTAGGTGATCCGATTCATACTCCTTTTGTAAAACCAATTAGAGATTATCAAGAAAAAATTATTGAAGTATATATAAATCATATTCAAAAACAAAAAGAATCCGAAACAAAAAAATCAGGAGGCGGTATTTTAGAAGTTCCATGTGGACGAGGAAAATGTTTAGGAATAAATACCCCTATTCTTATGTATGATGGATCTATAAAACTCGTTCAAGATATTATTGTAGGAGATGTATTAATGGGGGATGATTCCACACCACGAAACGTACTGACATTAGCAAGAGGTCAAGAACAAATGTATAGAATACGAGAGAAAAAAGATGTATATATAGACAAAGAAAAGTGTATAGGTGAAGAATATATTGTAAATGAAAGTCATATTTTATCTTTATATCATCAAATAACCGAAAGAATAAACGATATATCATTAACTAAATATCTTTTGTTACCTAAATCTGTACGACAAACATTATTTGGATATCGTGTTCCTATTCATTTCCAACAAATACCAATTAGTAAAGATCCTTATTTTGTTGGATTATTATGGGAACTTAAACACATACCAATGGAATATAAATGTAATTCTCTACAAATACAATTAGAATTATTAGGAGGTATATTAGATAAAATTGGTAGTTTTTATTTACCTAATTTGATAAGAATAGAAAAACAAAAAGAAAAAATAGATGATGATCTTATATTTCTCTCAAAATCACTTGGATTTAAAATTTATCAAACCGAAACAAAAATATTTATTCAAATTGACAAAAAATCATTGAATATTCCTTTTCGTAAACAAGAAAATATAGAAAGACAAAAGAAAAGTAAAGGTAAACATGTAAATGTAAATGTAAAAAATGCAAATAATATATATCCGAAATATCATAAATACGAATTTACAGTTGAAAAACTCAATATTCAAGAATATTATGGATTTGAAATTGATGATAATAGACGATTTGTATTAGGAGATTATACGGTAACCCATAATACTGTAATGGCATTAAAAATCATTTCTATTGTTGAGAGAAAAACATTAATTCTTGTTCATAAAGAATTCTTAATGAATCAATGGATAGAGAGAATTACTGAATTTATGCCAAGTGCACGTGTTGGGAAAATACAAGGATCTAAATTTGATATTGAAGAAAAAGATATTGTGATAGGTATGATTCAGTCTATGTATGACCGGCCTTTTCCATCTAATGCATTTTCTTCTTTTGGTCTAACTATTATTGACGAAGTACATCGTATTGCAAGTGAAGAATTTTCAAAAACTTTATTTAAAACTATTACAAATTGTATGTTGGGTATTTCAGCAACAGTAGATCGTAAAGATGGGTTAACAAATATATTACATATGTTTATCGGTCCAAAGATTTATTCTGAAGATAGAAAAGATGAAGATGTAGTAGAAGTTCGTGCGATTGAATATAGAAATAATGATCCAGAATATAATGATGTTGTATATGATTATATGGGTAATGTGGCACATACAACTATGATTTCTAAAATAAGTAATTTCCCACCTAGATGTGATTTTGTAGTACGTATATTGAGAGATTTAATAAAAGAAAATCCTGAAAATCAAATTATGGTTTTATCACAGATACGAGGATTACTTACTGATATCCATGAAAAAATAGGAGGAGATTTGGAAGTAGGATTTTATGTAGGAGGAATGAAACAAAAAGATTTACAAGAAACAGAAGAAAAACAAATTGTTTTAGCAACATATGCAATGGCAGCGGAAGCTTTAGATATAAAAACATTGAATACATTAGTAATGGTATCTCCCAAAACAGATATTATTCAAAGTGTTGGGAGAATATTAAGAACACGTGGTTTAGGCAAATTGATTGTAGATATTATAGATACCCATGATGTTTTTCAAAATCAATGGAAAAAAAGAAGGGTTTATTATAAAAAATGTGGATATGGAATTAGTTATGTGAAATCCTCTGACTATAAAGCAGAAAATACTATATGGAAAAGAATTAATAATTCGGTTATAATGCAAGAAGAAATACCAAAATGTATGATTGATATTTCAAAAATGGATTTTAGTAAGTAAGTAAAGTAAAGAGAGAGAGAACAGAACATAGATAGTAAATAGATAAAGAAACAAAATCAAAACAAAAAATCAACTATTTTTTTCTATTTAGTTTGTATTGGATCGGATCGGATGACAATCAGTTTTTATTTGATAATAAGAGAAAAATATCCTGTCAAAATATATAAAAATAATGAAATTTGATTTAAAATCGGTATCTCCTTTAGAAATATTCTTATTTATTTTATTTGTAGTGTATATTGTATTTTCTATTCCAACACCTGCTATATTAGTTCCAATTATAGATAGTCCACTCGGATTAGGTATTGTAGGTATTCTTACCTTGTATTTATTCTTATATACAACTCCTATTTTAGGTATAATATCTATTTTTGTAGCATATGAATTGCTAAGAAGAAGTTCTAAAGTAACGGGAGAAACACATATATTAGAATATACACCAACCCAAATTACAAAAGATAAATATATGAAAGAAATGAATCCACCTACCCATACCATATCATTGGAAGAAGAAATTATTAAAGAAATGGCACCAATTGGTAGAAGTGATCCAAGTACGTATATTGATACTTCCTATAAACCAATCGCAGATAAATTAATTGATGGTGCCACTTTAGTTTAGATAGATAAATAATCAACGTATAAAATCAATACTACAAAATATATATTCTTTTGTAGTATTGTATTGCATTTTTGAAACAAAAATATATATTATGTATAAATATGTCTGCGCGATTATCTTTAGACCCAATTAAATATATATCATGGAAAGGTAAAACTTTCTCTCAAATAACTGCAGATATTCGTGCGAATACAGTCAAACCAACTGATACCGTATACATGACAGTACCTACTCATTTATTAATGAATCCGCAACCATTGAAACTATATCGTAAAGAAATAGCTTCTATTCCATTAAATACATGTAATCGTCGTACCGCTATTAAAATCTCAGATATGATAGAAACTCCTGGAGGAAATATCGTTAATTCTAAAGAAAAAGATGCAAATGCAAATGGTTTAGTAAACATAAATGATCCAAATCTCCCAAATTTATCGGGAGAATATCCTGGTTCTAGTTGCGATCAGTCGTTTCCAACAACAACGAGTAATATAATAAACCGGTGTTTATCTACCCAAAATAATGCATTAAAACGGGTTCGTAGTTCTGGAATGATTATCCGAAAATTCAATAATAATAGAAACAATGATACATATTATACTTCTTCTAGTCAATATTTAAATAGTCGTAATAAAACATTTGGTCAAAATACATTTCATATGTTGAGAAAAGGAGATGCTACCTGTCTTCCAGGTAGTGCAGCATCTCAACAAAATGTATATGCTTCTAATATTTCTGCACATTGTAGTGGTGATCCGACAACGTATGATCCTCTACAAACATCTTATATTCCAGTGTATTATAAACCAAACAATACCCGTTTCGCAGAACAAGGTGCAGTTTCATCTAGTTCTAGAATATTGAGATTGAAATACGATACAATTACAGATGCTGGAAGTAAATTAACTAGTGCTTATGGAAAAGGAACTGCAAATGCATTGGCATATAGTACTACAGATAGTAGTCTATATTCTATGAAAACTAAAATGGGATATCCAAATAAGAAAACACCAGTTATTAATCGGTATTCAGGTGCTCTAAATACATGTGATAATCGCAAATTCTTTATATAAATAATGAAATTTGTCATTAAGCAAAACAAACAAAGAACCGATTACGACGACACCATTCTATACATTTTTGTTCATTTTGTATAATTATATTTTGTACTTTTTCATCCTTGTATTTATGACACAATAATAACAACAAATAATTTATTTGTTCTAATTGTATTTGACCCAATATACAATTGATTTCTTCTAATTTACTTACAAAAAAATAAGGAATATTTATATTTAAAAATCTATATATATTTTGTTTTTGGTTTTGTTTATTATAAGTATACGTATCAATATATTTAATAAATCTATGTAAATATGTGTAAATAGAATAAGAGTTTTCATATAAAAACCCTTTACAAACTATATATTTTTCAGATTTACTAATATCCATAAACGATGGTTTCATTATATATATTCTTTCATAAAATGACGACAAAAAAAATAATATTTCTAGAGATAATTGAGAATAACAATCTCCTATTTTCCAAATAAAGATTCCTTTTTTACATTGAATACATAATGCCATACACATTTGGATTAAAATAGATTTATTATCTATACATTTCGTGTTATTTGCAATGACTATATGATTTTTTGCTGCAAAACTTAAATATATTTTTTCAAATGAATATATATTATATTTTTCGTTATTCCAAAATGAAAAAATATCTTTTTGAAATATATTATTATTATTATTATTATTATTATTTGTACGAATATATTGAAATGCTAGACTAGAAGCATTTTGATGTATATTTTTTTCAAACGATACAATTTGTAAAGGTGTTTTAATATTAGTTTCTATATATTTATTCAAATGCATTGTTTGAATAATTTCTAGTATTTCAAAGAATTCTGAGCAATAATTTGTTGTTTTTATTATTTTGTTGAAATAAGGATAAATATCATTTTGTAATTTATAAAATACGGGATTATTTAAACGAGGATTTTGTTGTAATTCTAATAAGTAATGATTCAAAGATGGAGATAAAATATTTGGAGTAATACCCGTTTCTAAATATTCTATTTTAAAACAATTTGATAATTCTATGTTTCCTTTTGGTAACAAATAATAAGATGTCATTCTTTTCTTTTATGTTTTTGTTTCTTTCTTTAGGTTTGTTGTTTCTTTCTTTGTTTATTTATAGTTTTATTTGTATTTTCTTTTGATATATTATATATATTGTATTCAATAAATCTTTTTATTTTATTTACAGAACAATAAAAAAAGAATATTTTTTATTGTTTAGCGGTTGAAGCTTAACTTGTTTTATTTTGTTTTGTTTTATTTTTATTTTATTTTATGAAATAGAGTCAATATCCATAAACATATCATTATCATCATTATCAGTATCATTATCGTCGTCTACAAAAGAAGATTCTGAATCCACATCTACAAAACATTCTGAAAATGGAATTGTATATGAATCTTCTTCAGAGTTTGTATATACTAGAGATTCATCATAAGTTACTGTATCATTATCATTATCATCTTCTAAACAATTATTATAAAATAATTTATAATTATAATCTACTAATAAATTCTCATCTCCAATATCATCTAAACAAGTATTTTGTAAATATACATTCCAAATACTATTTTCTTCTAATAATCCTTCTTCATTTTCAATACCATTACCTATCATTCCATTACCTCTTTTGTAATTAACAATTCTAGCACAATCAGAACAATACCCTACAAAAACACCATTATAATATCCATTTGTAAAACAAGAATAACATGTTTCTGGACCAAAAATCATCACATTTATTGGGTATTGGAATACCCAGTCAATTGGGAAATGAATATCATAATTTACGCCATTAAAATTATAATATTCTCCACAAGATCCTATATATTTAGTAATTTCACATGAATAATCTTCATTCAAGTGAACCGTAACAGTTGTAGTAACTAGAGAAGTCATTCTATATTATATTATATTATATTATATTTTGTATTACAATATTTTTATTACAAACAAACTACAAAATAGAATATAAATCAATTTTTTATATTATTCATGTTCTTAAACACATACAATAATTATATGAATTCTTGTAAGATTCAAATTTATTTATTTCTTCATATATTTCTTTACTTATTGTAATTGCAACATTACGATACGAAATAATCTTTTTTACAGTTTCGTCGCGTTTAGATAGTAGTTTTTTAGGAACATCTGGTAATAATCTCTCCATTTCTTTTAATAATAACATAAGTTCGGTTTGTAAAATCGTCAATTCTGTTTTGTATTGTTTCATTAATGAGAAAATATTGAGAGAATATAAATTCGCATATTTTCGTCTAATAATTTCAGGAATAACAAATTGATTTGTATCTTTTATATCGGATACTTTCTTTTCCAAACCAGAAATAAAAGGTATAGTTTTATCTGTTTCTCCAATCAAAAAAACCTGTCCTGATAAAAATTCAGCTTCATTTTGTAATTTATCAAATTGATAAGCTGTAGTACGATGAGATTCTGCTTTTGCATCTAATTTTAAATAAGTAACTAATGCCAATAAAAATGAATTAAATGCAGTTAAAGAACTAATGATAATTGGAGAATTATCAAAAGTTTTTAATGCTAGACTTAATACCGTACATAATGAAGAAATAAAAATAGTGGGTAACATGAGAGAATATAAATATTGTTCACAATACGTCTTGGATTCTAAATATAAGATTTTTTGACCTTTTAAATATAACGCAAACAAATCAATTTTGGTAGAATTACTATTTATCTCTCCGAAATATGCATTTCGGATAATAGTTGAAAAATCCCGATAATTTTTAAATAAATTCAATTCATCTTTCATAAAAAAATTTTCAGGAATATCATTAAAATCAGAGGATACATTATTATTACAAATATCTTTAATATATCTATATAATTGAGAAGGTTCAGACACTTCAATACTAATAAAATTCTCGGAATTATCTACATTCGGTTGTATATTATCTATATTTGGTCGTAATGTGAAAAACATTATTATAATCTAATCTATATTTATTTTTTTGCAGTAACTATTTTTTTACTTTGTTTTTCTTTTAGTTTCTTTAAAATATTCATTTGTTCTTCTTTACTATATTTCGTTTGAATTTTATCTTTGATTTTAGAATCTAATTTATCAAATAAATACTGATATTCTCCATATTCATCCAGATTCTTTTCTTCTTCTCCTTCCTCTTCTCCCTCTTCTAATTCTGCTTTTTCTTCTGGAATTGGATGATAATTCTGCATAGACAATGTGATTTTTTTATCTGGTATTTTATGTAGATATTGTTTGGTAGAATTATCATCACCATAATCATCATCATCTTCCTTATTAACGTCGTCTTTTTTCACATATTTATTATATAATTTTTGTAGTTCTGGTTGTGAAATAGACCGAGTTTTTTTATATATGAAATAACGGTTTAAAAAGGATATTTTTCTTTCTTCATTAGACATATCTAAAGACTTTCCATACGATTTCGTTTTTGTATTGTATATTTCATTTTGCATTAACCGAAACAATTGTTCAAAAGAACCACTAGAATGTTGAATACCCATAGAATCCATTTCAGATGCACTTAATGATACAAAACCATATTTCGCCATTAATTGATCAAAATAAGTAAAATTAACTAAATATTCCATAAATGTCTTGTTAATTGTCTCTTGGTATACATAAATTGGTAATCCAATACTATTCTCATTTTCTGGTAAATAATTCAATTCATTAGAATAATCTTTTGTAATTTCAAATATTTTTTTTCCATTTTTATCTAATCGTATAGATTTTCCTTTTTGTATTTTTTGTAACAAATCAAACACACGTTTACCATCATAACAAGTTCCAATAAAATAACCATTTGTTTCACTAGTACATTCGGATAAATTACGTAAAAATGAATGTAATTTCTGATTATTTTCAAAGAAATAATGCATTGCAAATTGACAAGAACTAATATTAAACCCACCACTTCCAATACCAACATATTCTTGTGAAATCATTTTAGAAGCTTCTTTCATTCCAATTTGTCCGAAAATTGCTTTAGTGATTTCTTTTTCTTGTTCTGTATAAAACGCAGTTTGACTAGTTAATATATTTTGACCACTATTTCCATGTAAGAAAACGGCATTTAATTTCAAACGAGGATTTTCATATTTCTTATTTAAATACCGAATACATGCCCCATCTCTCGTGTTTATAATATTATCTTTAGAAATATCAATACCAAATACAAAATTAATATCTGCTTCAATCCATTTCTGAAGATCACCACATTTACCAACTGCAAAATCCATTAATAATACAGAATCCACATTCTTTTTTTCATGTAAATATTTTGCGACTTTTTTGATAATATATCTTTTTACAAATAAATTATGAAAATCTTTCAATGCCTGTGTTTCTACCGAATCTTTATCTATACGATTATAATACACAGTATCATCTAAATCTGCTATACTAGGTATTTCTTGTCCAATTATCATTTTTTCAGTAATTGGAAAATGAATAGAATGCCAATTATCATTTGCAACTCTGTAATCATTACCGAAATTATTTTTATTTGCACGCAATTCACTAGTTTTATCATACCGAACTCTTAAAGGAACCCATTTCCAAGCAGTTTCTGTTTCTTTAATATCTTTGTTGTAACTAAATTCAATAATCATATTATCTTGGAAAATATCATTTTCTAAGGTTCGCATAATATTTTGGTCTTCTAGCACGACATTACAATAACATGCATCTTTATCATATGGTGAAGTTGGTTGAAATGTAACTGGTTGATATCCTTTACCATTCACTAGTTTGAAAATATCTTCTCCTTCTCCACCATCTTCTTCTACACGATTATTATTGTTATTTTTACTAGAAGAACGATTAAATAGAACATCACTAAATACATTCACATTTCTACGTGTTTTCGCGTTAAATCCACATTTCAAAATCAATGTTTTATATTGTAATATAGTACTGATTTCTCCATTTTTATCTAGAATTACTTTGTTGCGTATAATATCTTTACCATATTTATCTTTTTGAATACTGATAAGAAAATCAATAGTATTATAATGAGGTGGTTTCCATTTAAATGAACGATCCCATGTAAATTTTCTACCCAATTCATTGGCTTTTCCAACAATATTACTACCAACACCAGTATTCATTGGTGTATAAATCAATCCATCAATAATATATTCAAAATTATCTTTACGATTCCAAATAATTTCGGCAGCTTGGAAAATACTTTGTTCTTCTATTTCGTCGTCGTCATCTTCTAATGTTTTTCCTTCTTTTCCTGTTTTTCCTTCTTTAATCATTCCTCTAGAATCCATTCCTTTATAAAACGTTTTACAACGAATTTGAAAATTACATTTTGCGTCTTTACCTACAATAGATTGTATTTGTAATTTTTCTATAAATTTTTCTAATAGATTTAAACGATATAATGATTCATCCATAGTATTATCATTTGTACAAAATGCTAATTCACGAACACTTCCTTTTTTACGTGATCCAATAAAATAAATATCAAAGGCTGCGAATAAATTCAAGAAATTACGTTCATTCCCAATTGCCTTTCCATATGCAATATATTCACCATCTAATAAACTATTCCAACATTCTTTTTTTTCGGTAATAGTACCAGTAAATACTACTGTATTATTTGTACGAATCATATATATTCTTCCATTTTTCGCAACAAATAATAATGCACGTTCACCATCTGCCTTTTCTGTAACTGTATAATCTACGGCAATATTCGGTACATCTGTTACTGCGTTTGTTGCTGCGATATTTTGCATTTGTAATGTTACCGAAGATGGACCAATAAAATATGGATCTTTATATACTAGTGCACTATTACTATTACTATTACTACTATCATCTTCCTCCTCTTCTTTTTCAGAAATACGATGCATATATTCTTTTATGATTTCTTCTTGTTCTATATATGAAATCGGATAAGGTGTTCCTTGTAATCCAGATAATACAATACGAATACATTTACGAATTTCTTGAATCACTTTCTGAACCAATACATTTGCATTTATAGACCGATGATGATTATCCATCATTTCTGTGATTTTTTCATTATTTAATTCCAGTTCAATTTCATATTTTTCAGGATTTGTAAATACCCCGGCTTCTTGAATAGTTTGACATAAAATCCCGTTTTTTTTATGATATGTTTTATTACTTTTTACAATACTAACATCTACAAAAACAATACTATCTGGATGTGAAAATCTTGTTCGGTTCATACTACGAAAGAATTTATTGGTAGGATTCCAATTATTTATTATTTTACGAATAGTTTCATTATCACTAGTAATTGGAAACGATAATTCTGTTTGTGACGAAATACGAAAATCAAAATCTGAATAATCTATATATTCTTCATGGTTTTTACTTGGTTTTTTTTGCATGAATTTTATTTTTTTGTGTGATTCTAATGTATTTTTCAATGCTTCAAAACTATTTGTTTTACAATAAATTTCAATCATATCTGTTCCCTCAATTTCCAATCTTATTTTATGTTTATCAATAGATTCGGGAGAAATACGCAACAATTGGGTTCCTTCTATTTTTTCTGTATTCCATTTATTTAAATATAATTCTTTCACTACATTATCATAATCAATTTTAGTAATTAACCGATTTTGTCCAAACCGAATTTCAAATTCTGGGACACCTATTTTTATATTTTGTGATAAACGTACTGAAGTACAACTTTCTAAATAATCTTTTACGGCATTCTCAAATAAAGGTTGATTAGATTTAGATGATGACATTGTCACGTTTCCAAACAAATTACAAGTTATATATGTTACAAAGAAATATATAACTTATTTTATCATCAATTTTTTTGTTTTCTATTCATCTATTTATTTATTCATTCATTTATTTGTTTTTTTATTTTGTTTTCTGTTTTTTTTTGTATTTCTTCCACCGATTTTGGGAGAAAGAGACTTAAGTTTTCGTCGGCGATATGTTTTAGAACGTAAAGGAGAAGAGGATGGGGATTGTAAAGGTGATTGAAATAATATTTGACTAGTACGATTTGGTGATGGTGAATGAAATAATACTTGGTGAGTCGGTTTACGAACTGGAGAATGGAATAATATTTGATTATTGGGAGAATGAAATAATTTTTGTTGTGTATGCATTTTTATAGGTGAAACTGGCGAATAAGGGTTTTGTAAAAACAACGATTTTTGAATTTTTGGAAATCCCATATCAAAATCATCTACATTATCATCTTCTTCATCCATAAACATACGTTGTTGTTCTTTTTTTCTCGTTTCTCTTTCTTCTTTTAGCTGAAGTGATATTTGTTTTGCCTTATAATCATTAAGTATTTCTTTAATTTTTTTTGTATCTATAGTGACTTGAATGGGAGATTTTATATGATTAGAATCACATATCATTATTTCCGTATGACTTTTACCTCCAAAATCAGTATTCATTTCTTTTGTAGCATATCCATCATATCCTTCTTGACATAAATAATTGGTAACCTTAATATCATCTTGTACATGTGAATTACGAGTTTTTTTATGACCATAATTTAATTCAATAATACGTTGAATTTCATAATTTTGGACAGTAGATAATAATTTAGATACTGTTTCTTTATGGTCTAAAGCTAATAAATAATATTTCTTGTCAGTAGTAAATTCATAAGTAATTCCATATTCATTTTCAGCAACTTGTTTACTTAATGCAAAAAAAGTAGGTCTACTTTTAATTTCTTCCCATGTTCTATCTCCAGTATACATTTGATTATCTCCTCTGTATATTTTTGTTCCTTTTTCAATGACATAATACTTCATTCCATCTTTTTTTGTTTCTAATTTCATACTACAAAAAAATATATATTATTATGTGAAATTATTTAGAATGAGATGATTTTGATGATGAGGATAGAGAGAAAAAGAAGATGATATACTAAAAAAAATAAAACATACAAACTAAATAAATCTATCTACTCACACTTCTTAATAACTAACAACTAACTCTAATAATCTAAACATACATTGCTAACATACTATGATTTAATGGTTCTTCATTTTTAATTAAAATATCTACATGTTTTTTTGTAACTACAAAAGGAAATACTACTTCATCTCCTAAATTTATTTCTTTTTCAAATAATTTCACATCAGATTTAATTAATCGGAATAAATTCAATTTGGTATGAATAATTTCTAAACATCTCTTTAAATTACGAACACCTTGTTCACCCTTACATAATCGTTCATTCGTAATAATATAATTCAATGTTTCATCTGGTATTTCAATTTCACCTTCTTTGAAATTCACTTGTTCGCGTATTTTTGGCAATAAATGTTTTCTCGCAATAATTACTTTTTCTTTTGCATCATATCCTTTTGTATGAATACGATACATACGATCTTTTAATACTGGATTAATTCTAGATTCATCATTATACGAAAAGATAAATAAACATTGACTTAATCGGAAAGATACTTCTGAGAAATACTTGTCATGATACTCATCATTTTGTGTAATATCTGTCAAATGCACTAATATATTCGTAATTTCTTCACCTCGTGGTGTTTCAGAAATCTTATCTAATTCATCAAAATAAATCACAGGATTCATACATTTACTATCCATCAATATCTGAATAATTTTTCCCCAACAACTACCTTCATATGTATATGAATGTCCTTCTAAAAAACTACTATCCCCTGCACCACCTAATGCAATAAATGCAAATTCACGTCCTAAAATCTTACTAATTCCATCTTTCACAATAGTAGTTTTTCCAGTTCCAGGTGGACCATGAATAGCAATAGAAGTACCCATTGCACTTGGATTCGCAATCCATTGTCCAACCATTTGTAAAATCTGTAATTTCGCGTCATTTAAACCATAAGTACAATTATCTAACGTATTCTTTGCATTTTCAATGAATTCATGACAAGCATCTAATCCATCATTTAAATTCACCGTCAATTCCTTATATTTACCAAACGGAACACGCATAAATCCATCTACCCAATTCTTTAATTTGAAATATTCCGAATCACCTGGTTCCATAGAACGCAAGATTTTTAGTTTTTGTAGTACCACTGCTTTATATTTAGCAGGAATATTAGATTCTAACAAAGACAAACGATATGGTTTATCTACATTTGTAAACGAATTAATTTCTTTCAAATCTCGCATAATTTTCAATTGTTCTTTATGTGAACATTTCTTTTTGAAATAAGATAATTCACCATTATTCTGTTTTTCTTCATCATCACCATTCACTAATTTATAATATTCTTTTGTATTTGTATTTCTAGCCTTTTTAATTAATTTAGAAATAGAATCACGACATTCTTGGATTGCATTACGTAAAATCTTGGAATTCGGTTTCTTTTCTAATTGTCCCGTCAATTCTTTTTTCAATTGTGTCAATTCAATATATTTTTTTGTTACTTTATTATCATTTTCAGACAATAATTCTTCTACAGTAGTAGAAGTAGTAGTAGGTTTCACCGTTTTTTTTGTTTCTATAACATCTATTTTTTCATTACTACGAATTTTTTTATTATGTTTGATTTTCTTTTTATCTTTTTGTTCAGAAGAACTAGAAGATGAAGTATTTACTTCATTTATGTTTTCTGGAATAGGTATTTGTAAATAAGTTTCTTTCATAAAAGTCTTTTCATCATCACTGTCACAAACCTCATGTTTATCTTCTTTTAGAATTTGTTCATATTCTTCATCTACTGTAGTCATTGCATCTCCACCCATAGACAAAATAAAATTCAAGGTTTTCATTCCCGTTTCTGGATCTTCCTCTTCATGTTCATAAATATCCTCATCTTCATTTTCGGTATCTTCTTCATAATCAGAATCATTTGTATCTTCATCTTCCTCCTCTTCTTTTTCTTTTCTATGTTTTTTTCCTGATTTTTCCTTTTCCTTTCCTGATTTTTTATTTGTTGTATGTTTTTCTTTTTTAGAAGATTTTTTATGTTTTCGCGTATTATCATCTTCAGAATCCGAAGATTCTGACATATGTTTTCTATGATTATGTTGTGTCTTGTGTTTTTTCTTAATAGGTTCTTCATCAGAAGAAGTAGAAGAAGAATCGGGTGGTAATAATGCTAATAAAGATTTTTTAAATGTTTTACTGAAATCATCATTTTGTTTTTTTTTTGTAGATTTAGATTTAGATTTAGATTTAGATGGTATTTCCTCCTCTTCATCATCTTCTTCATCATCATCGTCCTCTTCATCATCCTCATCTTCGTCTTCATCATCATCATCTTCGTAAGAAGATGAATAGGTTTCGTAATCATTATCATCCTCATCATCATCATCGTCATTCTTTGAATATTTCTTGTTATTTTTTGTTTTGTTATCTTTTTGTTTACTTTCTTTTTCCTTCTTGGAATTAGAATTAGAGTTGGATTTAGTTAAGTAAGCAGACATGTTAGTTTAGATTGGATTGGATTGGATTGGATTGAAACAAGATTAAATTTAATTTAATTCGTAAGATATATTTATGTTGTTGATATTATTAATAATTTTATAAATTCAATTTTTTTGGAATTACAACAAATATAAAAAATTTATTTTAGCAAAAGAGTACTACAAAAAAATATAAGTGAATAAAAATATAATAAAAAATTGAAAGAAAATATGAAAAAAAAATAAAACAAATATAAACAGTAAATATATATTATCATAGACTTTTTAAAATCGTTACAAAAGAATCATGAAAAGAATTCAGACAAATGAATATAAGAATCCGTCTCGTATTATTGGAATTCAATTCAGTATGTTATCCCCTGAAGAAATTCAGAAAAATTCAGTGGTGGAAGTAGTATCTAGAGAGACTATCATTAACAATAAATTAATGAGTGGAGGTCTCTTTGATTCTAAAATGGGTGTGTTAGAACAAGGATTATATTGTCCAACTGATGGGTTGACATATATTGATAGTCCTGGATATTTTGGACATATTGAATTAGCCAAACCAGTATTCTTTATACAACATATTAAAGATATCATGAAAATCGCGAAATGTGTTTGTAATAAATGTGGTAAATTATTAATCAATAAATCTCAATATAAACATGTTTCCGATTGGACAGCAGAAGAAAGATGGGAATTTGTGAATAATATTAATGTGAAACGTTGTGGTGAATCTACTGACAATGGATGTGGATATAAACAACCTACCCGAATTAAAATGGAGGGATTTGCAACCTTAATTGCGTCTTGGCCTCAGATTATGGTAGATGAAAAACCAATGACAAAACGATTAACACCTGAAAAATTATATAAATTATTCAAACGTATTTCCGATGAAGATGTATTATTTATGGGTCTAAGTCCGATATGGTCACGACCAGAATGGATGATTTGTAAGGTTCTTCCAGTTGCACCTCCTAGTGTACGACCTTCGGTAAAACATGATGCCCAACAACGTTCAGAAGATGATTTAACTCATATTTATATGAATATTTTGAAAAACAATAATATATTAAAAGATAAAATCAAAGAAAATGCATCTCCAAACGTTATTTATAAACATTATCAGATTCTACAATATTATGTCGCTATGATTGCAAATAATAAGGCAAGTGGAACTAGTCCAATTGCACAAACATCTGGTCGTCCACTACAATGTATTAGTGGTAGATTAAATACGAAAAATGGCCGTATTCGTGGAAATCTAATGGGAAAACGTGTGGATTTTTCGGCACGTTCAGTGATTACAGGTGATCCGAATTTACCAATTACAGCATTAGGTGTACCTAAGAAAATCGCAATGAATATTACTCGTCCAGTATTTGTAAATAATCGTAATCGGGCATTCTTGACGAAATTAGTCCAAAATGGTCCAGATGTATATCCTGGTGCGAAAACAATGGAACGTAAAAATGGCGACCCAATTTCATTAAGAACGATTGATCGTATGTCTATTCGTTTAGAAAATGGAGATATTGTACACCGACATATGATGAATGGTGATGCCGTCTTATTTAATCGTCAACCTAGTTTACATAAAATGAGTATGATGTGTCACATTGTCAAGATTATGGAGAAAGGAAATACTTTTAGATTTAATGTATCGGTCACTGCACCATATAATGCAGATTTTGACGGGGATGAAATGAATATGCACATGCCACAAAGTATGTCGGCAGAAACAGAATTGATGTTTTTACCAGCAGTAACTTATCAAATTATTAGTCCAAGTAAAAATGCGCCAATTATTGGTATTTTCCAAGATTCTTTATTAGGTTGTTTTCAATTTACTAGAGATAATGTGAAAATGGATGCATTACAAGCAATGAAATTATTAATGATGTTTCCAGATATAGATGTATCTAAATTAAATCCTACAAATAAAAAAACATTTACTAGTTTTGATATTTTGTCGCAAATTATGCCACCATTATCGTATCGTAATAAATCTAATTTATATTCTGCACCAGAAGATGATGATACTACTAATCATATTATTGAAATTAAAAATGGTAAATATATTCGTGGACAAATTGAAAAGTCTATTTTAGGTTCAGGAACAAAAGGTATTATTCATAGAATATGTAATGATTTTGGAAATGAAACATGTGTGAAATTTATTAATAATCTACAAAATATTATTACGGAATATATGAAGACTAGTTCCTTTAGTGTAGGTATTAGTGATTTAATTGCAGATCAAGATACAAAAACGAAAATTGTACATGTAGTTGAAAAACAGAAACAAGAAGTGGTGAATTTAATACATAAATTACATACTGGCATTTTTGAAAATAATACTGCAAATACAAATATTGTAGAATTTGAAAATCAAGTAAGTAATATATTAAGTAAAGCACGAGCAGATACAGAGAAAATCGCACATAAAAGTCTAAGTGAAAACAATCGGTTTTTGAAAATTGTGAATTCTGGTTCTAAAGGATCATTGACTAATATCAGTCAAATGATTTCATGTTTAGGACCACAATCTATTGAAGGAAAACGTGCACCATATGGATTTGATAATCGTACTTTACCACATTTTAGTAAATACGATGATTCTCCAACTGCACGTGGATTTATTGAATCATCTTATATTACTGGATTATCTGCACATGAAATGTTCTTTCATGCTATGGCAGGTAGAATTGGATTAATTGATACTGCAGTGAAAACATCTCAGACTGGATATGCTCAACGTAGAATTATCAAGTCTATGGAAGATATTTTAGTGACGTATGATGGAACTGTACGTAATCATATGGGTAAAATCGTACAATTTGCCTATGGTGATAATGGATTTGATTCATGTAAAGTAGAGAACCAAATGATTCTATTAGTAGAAATGAGTATTGAAGATATTTATATGCGCTATGATTTATGCGAAGGATTATCTTCTTCTACTTCTAACAAGAATCCATCTATTATTTTCACCAAAGAAACAAAGAATAAAATGTCTAGACAATTGAAAAATTTAAAACCAAAATGTCAAGAATATATTAATAAAATGATTGAATATCGCGATTTATTAGTGAATTATATTTTTGTAGGGAAAAACGACAACAAAGTAAAATTACCAGTATCTTTTATACATATTATTGCAAATATAAAAGGTCAATTAGATTTGAATGCAAATATGATGGTAGATGTAAGTCCATTGGAATGTTTTCAATTAATTGAAGAATATTACGAAAAAATAGTGCAATATAATTCATATATACGTCCAAATCGTTTATTTGAAATCATGTATTTCTTTTATTTAAATCCAAAAGAATTATTGTTATATAAACATTTTAATCGTAAAGGATTGGTATTATTACTAGAGACCATTTTCTTGAAATATAAACAAGCAATTGTCCATCCAGGAGAAATGGTTGGTATTATTGCCGCACAATCAGTAGGGGAACCAACTACACAATTAACATTGAATACATTTCATAATACTGGTGTTGCTTCTAAATCTAATGTTACTCGCGGTGTACCTCGTATTGAAGAAATTCTAAGATTAACGAAAAATCCAAAAAATCCATCGTTGACAATTGCATTGAAAGAAGTAGATCAATTAGAACAAGATCGTGCATCTAAATATGCAAATATGATTGAATATACTCGTTTAAATGATATTGTTACAGGTGTTCAAATTTACTTTGATCCAGACGATACAAATACAGTCATTGCAGAAGATGTTCATATGTTGACTCAATATTATCAATATCAGAATTTAATTAGTGAATCTACTGGGGTTTCAATGGATAAGAAAGAAAAGTTATCTATTGAAAAGTGGATAATCCGTATGGAATTTGATGCGGATCTTATGTTGGAAAAAAACATAACAATGGATGATATTCATTTTGCAATTGTAGAAAGTTATTCTGACCGAGTTTCTTGTATTTATTCAGATTATAATGAAACTAAACTAATCTTTCGTATTCGTGTATTACAATCATCATCTTCTTCTGGAAAAAAACAAAAAGGTGCAGATGCATTAGATGTTTCCGATGATATTCAACAATTGAAAAATATGCAGGATATTCTTCTAAAGAAAATCATACTAAGAGGAGTAGAAGGAATTACAAAAGTCATTCCTAGAAAACTACAAAATATGTTATTAAAACAAGATGGTAAATATATACCAAACGATATTTGGATATTAGATACAACTGGATCTAATTTACTAGAAATATTTAGTTTAGGTTATATTGATTATAAACGAACATATAGTAATGATATTTATGAAATATTTGAAATATTAGGTATTGAAGCTGCACGTCAAGTGATTTTGAATGAATTGACAGAGGTGATGGAATTTGCAGGTGTTTATATTGGATATCATCATGTGTCTGTATTAGCGGATCGTATGACGTATGCAAAAGATATGGTGGCAGTTTATCGTTCTGGTATTTTGAAAGATGATATTGGTGTTATTGCGAAATCTAGTTATGAAGTACATACTGAAATGTTATTAAATGGTGCGAAACATGGATTATTAGATCGTATGACTGGTGTTTCTGCAAATGTAATGGTTGGTCAACAATTTTTAGGTGGAACAAATTCGTTTCAAGTACATATTGATTTAAATGAAATGGAAAAATTAAATACAAATGCAGAAATCATTTCTAAAGAGAAAAATGCATATGATAATATTGAAAGTCAGATCGCAAATACCAATACAAAAAAATCTACAGAATGTTCTCAAGAAACCATTAATATTCCGAATTATTTGTCAGGTATAACTTCTTCTACTCATTCCGTTTTAGATAAAACATGTTTAGATGATAATTATGATTTAGGATTTTAGATTTATTTTGTTTTGTTTTATTTTGTTTTGTTTTATTTTATTTTTTTCTCTTTTTCTTATTTTATTTTCTTTCAACAAAAAATAAAATAAATTAAATTAAATTAAAAAATTACCACCCCCTTTATTCTGCATGTTTAACCTCCTTATATTTATCTATCCACGATTCTCTCGTATTATTATATTCTGTAACATTTTTCGGGATTGCAGTTTCAAATGTAGATGTATTTACATATTTAGATAATGGATATGGTTCTAAATGATTGAAATAATCTTTATTTAATTCAGATTTTGGAATAATAAATTCAGTATTTTCTTGAATATTATATTCAGTATTAGAAATATGTAAATAATTATCAGGATACAACATAAATAACCGAATACGTTTATATCGGATTAATTCATCTGCCATTTTCGTGTAATAAATATTTTCATTTTCTGATTTATTTATTAAATTAAATCTAGGAATAATAAATTGACATTTATCGTTTTCTCCCATTAATAAACAATATGGTTCACTTAAACAATTATCTGCTTGACAAGCAAAAATAGTACGAATATTACTCAAAACATCATCATTATATTCTTGAAACGAAAAATAACCTTTCATTAATTCCGACAAAATATCTTTCATTTTCCTCAGTTTTGCAACAAAAGTCATATTATTATTAAATATCAAATCTTGTATTTCTTCTCTCGTTTTTCGCGATTTGTATAAATTCAATTGTAACCGGATAGTATTTCTAAACGCAGCATAAAATTGGTTTTCTAGTTTAATATATTGAACAATCTTTTCTTTAGGAGATAATTCCGAGAGATTTATTTGTTGGGTTTGGTTTTGTTTTTTATTCTGTGAAAAAATATTCATATCTGCTACAATATAATTCGTATCATCCATATTCGTTAATCCATCATTAAATTCCATATTATCTTCATAAGGCAAAATTTGAATAAACTGATTCGTCATTGTCAATATTCCTACTATTTTTTGATCTTCTATTACTCTAACCAATGGATTACATAAAATACGTTTATCAGACTTTAAATATAACTCTTTTAAACACTGAATAGTTGTTTTGTAGTTATTCCATATATGTAAATCATCCATCCATTTGGTTTTGATACCTTTCATAGCTGCGGATGGGAAAACTGGTAAGAAAAAATCAGTAGTTAGATGTAATATAATCCCGATGATTTTATTTTGATAATTTAAAATTTGATATTTCAGAATATAATTTTCATTTTTTGTTTCTTTTAATTCTCTCAAAATCAACAATATCTTATCTAATGTAATATTTTGTACGATATTTTTCTTTTGTGAAGGTTTACATGTTAATGTCCATGATTCAACCATTTTTAAAATAACATTTAATCCAGTAATATCTTTGGAATTAGAAGAAGCAGAAGAGAGAAATGTTTTTTTATACGAAATAATTTCTGGATTTAAAGAAGTGATTTCATATAAATAAATCGGTTCATAAATCTCGTTTTGTTTTATAAGAATCAATGTTTCTTTGTGTTTATCATACAATTGAAAATTATAGACAGATGTTGGACAAATAATATCTACATTATTAGTAATATCATGATTTGTAATTTCTAGAATCGTTAAATTTAATCCATGTGGTAATAATAATGGGTTTTTCTCACAAATAATTTCCCAAAGATAAGTATAATCTACTACAATCGTTTCATCTCTCAAAAAAACCAGAAAATTCTCATAAGACAAAATCGTAGATTTAAAAAAATCTAAATGCATTTCATCTAATGTAATACTTTTGTTACCTAATAATCTCTTGTATAATTCTGTATTTTCATAGTTGTACACATTAATTGTATAATTTTCGTCAGCAGTTAAAAAATCATCATTACGATACCGAAACAAAGAAACAAGAGTTGCATTATGTAATTGTACGAATTTATCTAATGTAATTACTTTACATAAAATCTCTCGTATTTCCGGTATAGTAATTATTTTATTTTGTATTTTATGTTGATAAGCATAAATATCAGCTAAACATCCTAGAAAATATTGATCATTGTATTTTGTTTGAACTGCACCATATCTGACTAGAATAGGACAATTTAGTTTTGGTTTATTAGACGTATCAATACAAATATTAGAAGTAGTTGCATTTAAAAACAATTGAATAGGAAATTGTAATAATCCAATACGACTATATGGTAATGGTGTATAATTAATACCTAAAATATTACGAACATTATTGGGTATTACAGGGTTTATTTTTTTTTCTTTTTTAGGTTTTCCAGGTTGGTCTTCTACTGGTGGTAAACAATGTTCTTTAAAATATTTTTCTTTTTGTGGTTTACCATGCCATTCTTTAAAACAACAAGGATAACAAATATCTTTTCCAGTAGTTGGATCTAGTTTCATATCTTTTTTAATTTTACGATTTACAACTCCTGGATCATTAAATCCTTCTCCCCATTTATATGTATATTCTCCTGGTTTTATTTTTTTAGAATCTTGGATAATTTCTCCACATTTTTTATTATCTACTTGGTCTTGAGTTAATGGTCCTTCTTGTCCTGGTTTTACACACCAATATTCTGGACAAACATAATATAATGGATCTTTATTATTATCTGTTCCATATTTCAATGAAAATCCATATGGTTTATTTTTTGGATCAGTAAATTCTTCGTCTATTTTTTGTTTTTCTTGTTGGGTTAATATGATAGGATGTCGTTTATCATTTGCAGGACATGCTCTTGCAAATCCAGATTTTGAAAACAATGGATTTCTTTTTTTGATTCTTCTTATAAAATAATTAGACATTGTTTTTAATTGTTTGTTTTTTACATTCGCTTCGTCTTCCTCTTCCTCGTCTTCCTCGTCTTCCTCTTCTTCTTCTTCTGCCTCGTCTTCTTCTTCTTCGTCTTTCTTCTTCTTAGTAGTTTTAGTTTTCTGTTTTTTACCACCTTTTTTCTCTTTTTTTGAATTATCTTCGTCATCATCATCATCATCATCATCTGCATATTGTTCTGTAATTTCAAATTCGTAATCATCATCGTCTTCTTCTTCTACTCCTTCTACTTCTTCCACACCTGTACCATTATTCCCTTCTTTTTCGGCTACAATAATTCCAGTAGATTCTTTTTCTTCTGTAAACATAGGTACAACTATTTGTGGAGGTATAAATGCTGGAACAGTTGGGGTAGAAACAATCCGTTTTCTCTCGTATTTTTTCCACATATCTTTTGGTATTAATTCCGGATTTTGATTTATTTGGAATAATATATCTAGATAAAACTGCAACAAATAAATATATTCTAATCGTGTAATATCTTTTATTTGAATAATCCATTCATTATCAAAATCTGATTTATGAAAAACAGTACGAAATCCAGTATGTTCTAACATTTCTATTTTTGTATTTGTATATCTACTAGGTATCATTACATTCCGATGTTTATCTGCATATAAATCCAATAATTCTCCCGCTTTTTCAAACGAAATAATGAGTTTTGGATCATTATCATTACGAAATCGTTTCCATAATTCATTTTGTATCATTTTTTTGTTTTGAGTGACTCGTAATAATTCCGAAATAAATTCTTCATGTGGATTCATGCGTTGGAAATATTCAATACGTTTATACCGTTTATAAATACCGTCATCTTTCCTATCTTTTTTGTCTCCGATAATTTCATTATAGAAAAAAGGAAAGAATAATCCCATATATTTTTCCAAATCCATTTTTTTCTTTAAATTAGAAAGAATAGAATTATATTCTAATGAAACAATTTCAATATAATCTTCTTGTATATTATCAAATGCACGAATAAAAAAACCAGAAGATTGAGTAAATGAATTCATTGCTTGTATTGCCGGATTTATCATGATTTTTAACCATTCATTTAATTTATCAGGCATCATTGGTTGTTCTAATTCTCCCTTGATAGAAATATTTCCATTAAATTCAAACGATACTTGAATAAATTGATGAATATTCACGTCATTATATAATACAAACATGGTAATATTCGCGATTTTTCCAGGTTTATCAATTAGTTTGTCAATAGTTGTTTTTTTCAAAAAAGGAATTTTATTTCCATTTTGTGAAATTTGTTCATAATACAACCGATATAATTTCTCTCTTCTTAATCCTGGATTATATTGAATCATTGGTATTTGTAAAGAAGCATGTATATTTTTAAAAATGATTTCTAATGGTAAATTACTTGTATTTTCAGGATGAATAATGAAAGAAAAAGAAGAAATACCGACAGATTTATAAGTGAAATTTGGTGGGTTATTAGATAATTTCAGTCCGATATTATACACAGTATCTATTAAACTCTGTTCTTCCCAAAAATATTTATTTTCAGTTTTATTCGCATTATTATCATTATCTTCATGATATGGAAAATATATATCTAATATTTCATCGGTTATATCTAAAATATTATTATTATTACGATTTTTAATAAATGTATTTACATCTGAATACAAACATACATAAATCGTATTTTCAATTAAATCACCATAATGAAACAAAAAATCTAAGTCAAAGGATTGTAGTAATATATCATTAGATGGATGATAAACAATCGCTGGAAATAAAATATCAAATGGATTTGTAGCGAATAAATCTTGATTGTAATATAAATTATCATCTTTTTTTTTGTTTTCAATAAATCTAAATCCTAATGGTATTTTCTTTGCTTTTATATTATTCGTATTTGCATTATAAAACCATTCAAATTCCAATAAATCTTCATATATAAATTCATTTTTAGTTTCGTATAATGGATGATGTAAGAAATCTGGTTCTTTTGGATCTAAACCATAATAATTCATAATAAATTGATCCAACATTGATTTGGTTAATGGTATACTATCTTGTTTAGTAAGTCTTTTATAAATCGGTAATGGTTGAAATGATTTGAAAGTTGTAGCGAATAAATACATATCATGTTCTACAACCGATGGTAATTCTAATTGTTGGAATTGTCTTATTATTTTTTGTTTGAGTATTTTCACAGAATCATCTGAATGTATTAGGATAGAATCTGAGTTTGAATTACAAAAAAAATATTGAATTTGTTTTTCTTTAATATATTCCAATTCTAGTTGGCTAAAGTGATTTTTTTGTATTTTTGTATCATCATATCCAAACAATAAATAATATTTGGGCATTCCATTTTCATCTAAAACACAAACCTTATATTTTTGTAATATTTCTTTAGTCATAATTATTGACTTTAACTTTTTCAGTTGTATAATATATATTTCTTTTTCTTTCTTTTCCTTTTATGAAAAAAGCTTTATTAATTGGAATTAACTACATAAACTCTAATATAAAATTAAATGGGTGTATTGACGATATTGTAAATATGAATACTGTTTTGAAAGATATTTATAATTATGATTCGGTTATAATGTTGAGAGATGATATATCTAATCCAGCTACAATGCCTACAAAACAAAATATTCTAAGTGCGCTAAACAATTTAATAAAAGATTCTGCGAATTGTACTGAAATATGGATACATTATAGTGGTCATGGAGCTAGAGTACAAGATAAGAACGGTGATGAATCTTCTGGATATGATAGTGTATTAGTTCCAGTAGATTATAATACTACTGGTTTTATTGTAGACGATGACTTGTATAAGATAATCAATAAATCTAAATGTAAGACAATTATTCTTGTAGATAGTTGTAATAGTGGTACTGTGATAGATTTACCTTGGTCATTTAATTATATGAATCCTTCCAAATATAGTCTTAGTTTAAATAATCGTTCGTTTTTAAACAATCAACAAGTATATATGATTAGTGGATGTAAAGATAATCAAACATCAGCAGATACTTATTCTACAGTAGAAAAAAAATCGGTAGGAGCATTTACATATTCATTTTTAGTTTGTTTGAAACATATGAATTATAAGTGTTCTTTATTGTTACTATATCGCTTGGTTTGTATGTATTTGAAACAAAGTGGGTTTACTCAAATACCCGTTTTTTCTAGTTCTACAAATAACCCAAATGCGACAACTGCTATCTTATCGTTACCTATAACTACAAAACAAGTAGTATCTACTCTTATTGTATCTCCGAATTCTAACACGAAAAGCATGAATACTGTTACAAAAAATATATCAATGACAATTCTATAATTATATATGTACATTATTTTGTAATATAGTCGCAATTCCAATGATTTTAGAATGTGCCATGTCTTTTTTATTCAATATAGCTTGAATATCTTTATTTGTACTATTTAAATATTGTATATCTATTAATTGTGAAGTAGAAGTATATTTCTTATTACTACAATTCAAAATATAGTTTTGCATAATACTTTGTTTCAAATGTTCAATTCTCTCGTCTGGATCTTTTATACGAATAGATTTAATAATTGGATTAAAGTAACCAGCTTCTGATGAAGTAAAAGATATTCGGTTGATTTGATCTAGTTTTGTATTAGAATCAATGTTATCAATTAATACATTTGTTAAAGGTATTAAATTCGGTCCAATACATTTCGTATCAAATTTCTCAATTATCTTTCTCCCACAAGATGCCTTTGTAGATACAAAAAAAAAGAATTCACAACAAAAGAAAAATAATAGAAATGCAAAAATAATAATGATAAATATATTTTGTTCTGAAAACCATTTTTTGAATTGGTATTGCACTACTTGTTGCATTCGTATATTATATTATAATAAATCTATAGATTTTTATTATAATCATAATTTTGATTTGATTTGATTTATTTATCTTTGATTTGATTTGATTTATTTATCTTTGAATACATATTTAGTATTTCCCATAATGGTTTGTGGAATTGCAACAAATGTATCTATTTTTGTAGCTACTGATTGTTCTACATTTAAAAACCAAATACGTTTCGTTTCTTCAGTGAAATATCGCAACAAAAATTCATATACTAAACATAGATTCTGACGTTCAATAATATTGGTAGTGAATACTGGATCGTCAGAATATTTTTCACTATTTGGTCTTTTTAAAATATCTATTAAATCGTTTATTTTATCAATTAATTTTTTCTTATTTGTTTGGTAACATGCTGCTCCTACATTTTGACGAGAATTTAATAGGTTTTTAATTTTAAATTCCATATTTTCTTTAAATGCACTCATAAATCCAATATGAAATTCTTTCTTTCTTCTATCTTCTTCTTTAACAAAATGATTCATATGATCTAATAGTTGATCTTTGAATTCAAACGATTGTAACCATTCTTCATCCCCACTAGATATTTTGGTAGGTTTCCATATATTATTCTTTTCTTTTTTAAATACTTTATTTTCAGTTTTATCATTTAATAAAATCCGGTTTTCATTTATTTTTTCTTGGAAATATTGAGAGATATATTCGGAATATTCATTTATATTTGTATCTATATTTTGTAAAAACCATAGTTTTTCTTCAATTGACAACAAATCCAAATAATGAAAAACAACGTATTTTTTACATATTTCTACAGGAATATTATGTTTATGAATACAAATACGATATGCTAATTTTGCATAATGAAACCAATACATATTTTGTACCATTGGTTTTATATAAGACGACTGACTAAATACGATATCCATTGTTTTTTCAAAAGTTGTCCATATATTTTTGTCGGGTGTTTTTTTAGAAGAGACATTATTTACTTTTACAGATGTAGTAACAGATAATATTGGATCATTCGGTATTTCTATTGGAATAGATTTTCTTTTGTAGTCTACATAAGATGTTCTCTCAAAAATAGATGCATTTTCATCTTTTATTTCTAAAGATTGAAATAAATAAATATCTTTTTTTTTAATTAAATATCCTTTTCTTCCTTTCTTATCAAATAACCATTCTTTATTCGTTATGAAAATAGAAATAGTATAATATATTTGTTCTAATGGAAAAGTATGTTGAATATTAATTTCTTTTACTAATTTTTCAAATGTATATACTGATTTTTCTCTGAATAAATCACGAATACGTTTTGCAATTCTACTATAATTATTCTGTAAGAAATATTGAGTATACGTTTCTGAAATTTGTTTTTCTCCTTCTTTTTCTCTTTCTTTTTCTTCTCCTTCTCCTTCTCCTTCTTCTCCTTCTACAACTGCTTCCTTTCCATTTATATTATAGGTACATGTTTCCATATAATCACACATATTGGTATATGGTTTATCTCCTACTGCAAATGAAATCTCTTTATCATTTGTAGATAATTGTAATGGTAAGGTTTGTGCTATATTTTCAACTGTGAAATTCATTTGGTCTTGATTTAATAAACAATCTACTGCATTTTCTTTTAATAACCGGGTAACTTGTCCAATTAATAATGCTTTCTTTTCTGCTAGACGATACATATACATATCTACCATTTCTTCTTCTTCATTTAAATAAGATCCATGTAAATAAATTTCAACATTACGATTTTTTAATGGTAATTTACAATGACTTTTAGTACGTACTGCACGACCAATGACTTGTTCTACCCGATTCATGTTATACCAAGGATCTAAAATATGTACTTGACGAATATTTTTAAAATCTAGACCTTCTGAACCAGATTCAGATATTAATACTACACGAACATGTTCTCCATGTATATTAGAATTATCAGTAACCATTTTTATGTCGGCATTATTATCGGGAGAAAAGTGTTTTTGACCAGTAATCATTACATATCTAGCAATATATCCGGTATTATTACCTGGTTCATCTGGTTTCATTGTTAATGGATTGATATTTGGAACTGGTTTTTCTTTGAAAAGAGATTTAGTAGATTCTTCTTTTGTATAACGAGAGAATCCCATTTCTTCTAATGCCAAAGCCATTGGAATTAACCCACCTTCAATATATTTAGAATAAATCAATACAATACCTTTTGAATTTTCCAAGATATTACAAATATTGGCGATTTTACCACTATATTTACCAATATGTTCTTTACTGAATATTCTACCGTATTTTTTCAAAATAGCTGGTTTATATTCAAAATCATAACATAATGGTACTGGATGATCTTGAGTTTTAAAAGACATTACATTTTCAAATCCTCGTTTTCCTTGTATTTCTGAAATAATATAATCTATATTTGTAGTTCTTTCTTCCCCTTCTTCTTTTTCTTCTTTTCCTTCCTCTGATTTTTCTTCTTCTCCTTCCTTTTCTTCTTTTCCTTCCTCTGTTTTTCCTTCTTTTTCTAACAAAAATTCATCTAGTTTACTATTTGGATAAATCATATTTAAAGCACTAATCGTTTTTATTAAAATAACAGTACCAAACGTTTCTTTTTCTTCAAAATCAGGTATATTTTTCAACGTGTTCTCAACAATAGTAGAATATCCTTTTTGTTGATATTCTCCCAATTTATTTGCATATACTTGGACATATTTCAAAGGATTATCAATAATTTTACCATTCATTTGTTTTTTAGGATAAGGTAATGCCAATATTTGGTTTTCAACTGGAGCGAAATCAGAAGGATAAATGCGATAAGGGAAAATATATGGATTTTCACCACGTACATAAGAAATGTATCCGATTATCTTACGTCTTAAAATATCTTTTCCAGATTCTTTGAGAATAATTCCATTTTCATCTTTGATTTCTTCTACAAAATATCCATCTTCATTAAATACATCGTTTGTATTTATAGTAGATCGTTGATCATTGATATTCATAATATTCACTAACCATATGATTTCTTTGAGAGAATTATACATTGGTGTCGCAGATAAAAACAATAAACGTAATTGTTTACAATATTTCACGAGTTTCAACAACATTCTAGAAGATAATTTACTATCAGAATCATCTTTACCAATAATATTATGAACTTCATCAATTACAATCATACGATTATCAAATTCTTTTCGGATTTTTCTTTCATCTATTTTCGCATTATTATTATTATTGTTATTATATTCTTCATCATCTTCATTCATTTGCATTTGTAGTCCAGAAATAGATGCGACATTCTTGATATAATTCGCAAGAGATTCATATCCAATAAACTCATAAGATTCACGTATTAATCCTTGTATTTTTTTTGTAATGGTTTGTTTTGTCATAATATCATTATGTGGATTTATTTCTTTTAATAAATCGTTTCCAATACAAGAATTCAAATCCCATATACCACTACCTACTCTTCCAATTTCTTTTAATTTATATTCGTCATATAATTGTAACTTAAAATTCTCTTGTACTTTGGGAGATGCTACAATTAATATTTTCTTTACATTTCCAAATTGTTTCATATATTTACGTGTTTCTTCTGTAATACCAATTGCACTACAAGTATTATGCGTTACTGTAAAATCTCCCAATAAATATCTTCCATTTGCATTCAATGTAAATCCATAATAATCATCTTCTCCTATATATTTCACTTGAATATCATTCATTAAATAATCATTAGAAGGAATTATTAGGTCATAATAATATTCTTTTGTAGTAGGTATTTGAGATAAGTTTCCTTTAATGAAAATAGAATATTCTTTATCTGAATCGTCGTTATTAGAATCTTCTTTACTACTATTACTACAACTACAACTACAATTACAACAAAACCCTAGACTTCTCGCAACAAAAATAATATCATTTGCTAATTGTTCATCTTTATAAATAAGTTTGAAATGATTTTCTTTTGTAATATATTGTCCATTTATATCTATGATTCCTGCAAGAAGAATGAATCTATTTTCTCTCGTATTACACTTGTAATTTATTGGAATAGATTTTTCAGAAGAAGAATATTTATCAAAAGAAAGACCTAATGTATATGGATGTATTGGTAATGGTAGTTTTTTAGAGAAATCTACTGAAACTTTATATCCTTTCAATTCTGATTTTCTATTTTCATTTAATCCTAAATAATCTTTTACTGTAATTTCTGTAATATTTTCTTCTTCTTCTTTTTCTATATTTTGGGATCGTAAACATAAAATATGTTCTTCATTTACGGTATATTTATCACCATTTGTAGGTATAATATCATACATTTTATCTCTACCATTTGCTAAGGATAATACGATTCTAGGTGTTGAATCATCTCCCATCAGTAAATCTCCGACTTTTATATTTTCTACTAATTTGATAGTTCCATCAAACATCAGAATCGGAGTACCTTTTCCATGGCATTTACCTGTTCCTAATTCGTGATATAACAACAGACTATTATAGGGAGTTTCCATAGATAAAAAGTTTTTAACAAATTGTTGATGAGGCATGATTTCAAAGGGAGCATTACATTCTTTTGTAGATTGTTCTCTAATATCATGAATAGTACCGTCATATTGATAATCATTGAATTCTTTTTTGTTGTATATTTTTTCATTGAAATTCGGATCAGATAATTCTGGATACAAAAAAGCATCTTCTGGATCTAATTCTTCATATTGTTCTGTTCCTACGGCGTCTTTTATTTCTTTACTCTCTATCTCTTCTTCTTCTTTTACCTCGGTAGAGTCTTTTATTTCTTTACTCTCTCCTATCTCTTCTTCTTCTTCTTTTACCTCGGTAGAGTCTTTTGTTTCTTTACTCTCTCCTTCTTTTTCTTCTTCTTCTTCTTTTACCTCAGTAGAGTCTTTTTTTTCTTCTCGCTCTCCTATCTCGTCGGCCTTTTTTATATCATCTTCTTCTCTCTCTTCTAATTCAATTTGTTTTTCTTCCATTACAAAAGGAGTATCACTAGCTATTTTATTTACGGTTTCATATTCATTATCGTTATTTTTATCGTGAATTGATTTTATTTCAGGTATATATGTTTTTTTTCTGGTTTTTCTTCTATCTTCTATTTCTTTTAAAGATTTGGTTAATCTACAATTACGAGATTTAGGAGGATATCTAGTATAATGAGGTGGACATCTTTTTTGATTTTCTTGTAACAAAATATTTTGAGGTAAATCTTCTTTTTCTTCTTTTTTTTCCTCTTTCTTTTCTTCCTCTTCTTTTTCTTCTGATTTCAAATCATTATTTGGTTTACTAAAAATATTTACAAAATTAGAAAATACAGAAGATTGGTTAGGTTCTTTAGTTACCAAAGGTTCTTTTTGATTTACCACAGGTTCTTTTTGATTTACCACAGGTTCTTTTTGATTTACCACAACAGGTTTTTTAGAAATAGTAGGCTTTATTTTTTTTGTTTTGTTTTTTCTATCTGCCATAAAAGCGGCTTTTTCATCCGGGGTCATACATTTTTGAGCATGTTCTAACCATTGAGTTCCAGCGCTACATCGTTTTCTTTTTGTTTTACCATTATTATCATTAGTCGCGTTATTACCATTATTAGCATTATTAGCATTATTATTCATACCAAATACTACAATATAACAAATATTAGTTATATTGTAGTTATATTTTTATTTACAAAATATCACTATCGTTTTCTTTTATTTGGTAAAACAAAGTATGTCTTAAACAATTATAAACGTTAGTAATCATTTTTTTTTTTTCTAAATTATAAGAACGTATTGATGTCATACAATCCGTATAACACATCCATTCCATACCACTCACTTCACTTTTTTGAAATGTTTTTACTGTCAATGAATTTTTGTAAGATATATACATCAAATAATATTTATGACGATACGATTTGTAATTAGATCCAATAAATATTTCTTCAAATGGAATAATATTCCGAATATTATTTAAAATAGAAATATTATATCCAGTTTCCTCAGAAAATTCTCTTAAAGCACAATCATAATCTTTTTCTTGTGTATTTCGTCTTCCTTTTGGAAATCCCCATTCGGGTTCATTCCACAACACAGTATTATCCGCTTCATCTAATAAAGACAACAAATCATAATCCATATCGTTTCCATTATAATTATTTTTTGTAATTCCATTCATTAACATTTGAATTTTTTCTTTAATATGACTATCTTTTGTCTGGTTTTTTAAATAAAATAAAGTAGATGTACGTAATTTATTTCGTTCATCTATTGTCATTTGTAACAACATATTTAATATATATTGTTTCTGAAATACTGGGAATTTACCCCTCATAAAATCCATATATCCTAAAGTATCTTTACGACATATCATTAAAAATTGTATTTCATTTAATATAGGATGAATCCGAAATGCAACAATTCCATTACTTGTAATTGGCATTTTACATTGATGAAAAGAATGTCCTTGTTTTCCACAATTATTACAAAAAAAATCGTCTCTTATTATTTGTTTATTCATAACTACAGAATTAATTATATACAAATGCCATATAATGGTTATATTATATTAGGATAATCAATCGTATTAGTATAAATAATGGTTTTGTTTCTATATTATTTTCCTCAAGATAAATAAAATAAAACAATGCAAAATTTAGATCCAGATATATGGTTTCCATCTTTTTGGTTTTTTTTACGTAATGTAGCATATACGTATCCTGATTATCCAAATGAAGTAACAAAAAGAAAATACTATGATTTTATACAAAATATACCTTTATTTATTCCACATACAGAATGGACTAAACAATTTAGTCATATACTAGATTCTTTTCCAGTAACTCCTTATCTTGTAAATCGGGATTCGTTTTTCTTTTGGATACATTTTGTACAGAATCGTATTGTACGTATAATGGGGAAAGATGAAGAGAAAACAAATACACAATATATGGAAGATTATTATGATACTTTTCTTCCACGTCCTTTTATATTAAACCGCAAATATTTACTACAAAAAAAATATATATATTTGTTTTTTATTTTTGTTTTTTTGTTTTTTATTTTTTTTTTTTATGAAAAATGAGAGAAAAGAGAGAAAGAAAAAGTATCAATTAAATATAAAATAAAATAAAATAAGATGAGAATTGAATTAATATTATTATTTGGTGCTGGTTTTATAATTGCGAATATTTATACAGAAGGTAAATACTACAAGAAATTATTAGAATGGAAAAAGTATTATCAAATGATAGGAGTAGCTGCAGCTGCATTTACTATTTATTGGTTAATTAAAAAAGATCCAAGAAAAGCGAGAGATATTGTAACTACCTCTAATGAATATTTGAAATATTTACCAATAGATCAAAATAGTAGTAGGATTATTTCGCCAGTATTAGATTTTACGGGGAGTGCATTAGGAGGAGCATTGCTCGGAGGGGGGGTAGAAGGGGGAGGGGGAGGAGGATCATTGTTAGGAGAAGACAATCACACGGAACAGATAGGAGGAATAATGAATCGGAACCCGATCCTTGGAATGGCAACTCCTTCTCAACAATATCAAGAAAATCGGATAATGCAATCTGGGAAAAAAACTACAAAACGATCTGTTTCTGAAACTAAAAAGAAATTCGTAGCATCTAGACAAAATTGGAAATGTGGAGATTGTAATAACCAATTGACTGCATGGTTTGAAGTAGATCATAAAATACGTCTAGAATATGGGGGTAGTAATCATATTGATAATTTAGTGGCTTTATGTAGAGAATGTCATGGTAAAAAAACCACTATTGAGAATCTATAAAAAAGAAATATACAGATACTGTAAAATAAAAAGATATTAATGTCAACAACAGGAACAACAAATAATCCAACTACTATAACATCAGGAATACAAACATCACCATCTACAAAAACACCCACTCCAAAAAAAGAGAATATGTTTAATACTCTTATAAAACTAATATCTGAAAATATAAGTGCTAGTATGCAATATTTTATAATGATAATCTTTTGTATTTTTATTATAATTGTATTTGCATTCGCTTCATTTAATAAATCAAAAGCAAACCAAAGAAATACACCGAATGATTTTAAAACATATACATATTTAATGATGATATTTATTCCAACTTTATTATTAGTTTATTTATTTTTACGTAAAGGTCAAAGTGATTTAGATCCAAAAACCGTAATGATTATTGGTGGATGTATTGTATTTGTTACGATTACTATTCTACTTTCTTACTACAAAAATCCAACGTCTTCTAAAACAAGTAGTATTCTCATGAATTTTTATGTTGTGAATATTATATTACTCGCTATTTTAATTGTCGGATTAGCAATTGGATATAAAATATTAAAACATTCTGCGCGAAAAATGAAGGGATGGCCTGGATTTATAGTGAATTTTTTGTTTTTCATTCCTTGTTTATTGAGTGATTTTATAGATTATATGTTTTTAGAATTCAAAAATGCACCAAATACCGTATATGTTTTATTTATATTAGAAATCATTTTGATTTTAGCTTATATTTATATTCCGAAATTATTGAAATATTTCATATTTAAAAACGGTATTACATTACAAAGTCAACCTGTTTATTTGAATAAAAGTACGATTGTATCCAATAGTGATATTTTTTTGTTACCAAATTCATTGACAAGTACAATTGTTTCTGATATTTCATCCAATATCTATAATTCTAATTTTGGATTATCTATGTGGATATATGTCAATAATATGGGTACAAATAAAATACAAGAAAATGGATCTATTATATTCCAAAATTCTTCACCTAATAATGCGAATGGAAAACCGGGTATTCGGTATATGGGAAACGATCAATGGAATTTTATTTTTTCAGACCAATTAATTCAATATAATACATTTTCATCTAATAATGTAGCTGATTACAAGAATACGAATGATGATAATGAATTAACTAATTTTTATAATTCAAAGTCGCAAAGAGTTTCAGAAATAGTTATGTTGTTATATGATGCTAATAAAAATAATTCGGATAACACTCTTTATGGCAAACTAAAAAATATAGAAAAAAATTATTCTGAGTATACCATAACATATACATATTCATATGGATCTAATAATGTAAATGTGCACGACGATACCGATACATATAGTAGTATAGATGCCATTAAAAATAACATTATAAACAATGACTATAAAAATTATAAACAGACGGTAGACACAAACCGGAGTAAAATTAAAAACATGACTATATATGGTAAAAAAAAACCATCTATTAGAGTAGATGAATTAAAATTTACCCATTTAGATATGTTTCATTTAGTACAAAACATAACACAAACGATTATGTATAAAGATAAGAATAGTCTGATAATGACGATACCATCACAGAAATGGAATCATATTGTATTTAATTATTATGAAAATAGTGTAGATTTATTTATAAATGGTAATTTAGAAAGAAGTGTAGATTTAAAAAACAATCCCATTATTCAATTACCAACCGATACGATTTCTTTAGGAGATGAAGATGGTATACATGGTGCATTATGTAATCTCGTTTATTATAATATTCCACTAACTCAAACCAAGATTTCTCAGATATATAATATAAATTCTATGAAAAATCCTCCATTATAAATAAAAAAATGAAAAATTAATCTATGTAAACATTATAATAAAAACTACAAAATGAATATTAAAATGATAATTTTAGGTATTATAATGGTTACTATATTGTTTTTGTTATATAAATTATTACTTGGTAATAAAACTGCGATAGTAACTAATTTGAAGTATGATAAGGTACTAGATCCATATAATTATAGTTCTTTAACTACTCCGAATTCTACCAGATATTCATATTATATATGGGTTTATGTCAATAGTATAGATCCAATTTATGCAGGTACATCGGATACTTCTGGTCAAAATATATTTCAATTGAAGGATTCCAATAGTACTTATGGAAATAACAATATATTATTCAGTTTAGATATTTTTAAAAGTACAAATTTAATCACATCCGTTACTACAATGGATAGTACTCCAGGAAGTGTCAAAGTGAATAAAAATACAATATCTACTAATTTTCCTATGCAATCATGGCAACAAGTGATTATTAGTTTTGATAATACGTATATGGATTATTATTTAAATGGTAAATTCGTGAAATCAGTATTATTCCAAAATGAGGCTTTACCTGCAATGAGTAGTGGAACTGCTACTATTAATTTCGGTACAAATACTCCAGATATTAATGTAAAGTTATTTGATAGATTAGATTTTCCAATGGATCCTCAGACTGCATGGAATAGATATTTGAGTGATTATAATACCGGTAGTGATTCTAATTCTGTAAATTACGGTTTACATTTGAACGTATCTTCTGGTAATAAAACTCCACAGAAATTTACGATATTCTAAAAGATTATATAATACATATAGTAAAAAACAAATATGAATTATAAATTATTGATTTTAGGAATTTTCTTAGGAATGGTATTGACTGGATTAATATATTGGGTTTATAGTTACATGAATACGAAAAATGATCCGAATAATACGTCGTCTACAGTGGGTGCTACAAAAAATTATTTATTAGATGGACCACTTAACATTCCAATGAGCCGATATATCAAGAAGAATTCTAGTGGGAATCGGTTTTGTATTGAATTGTGGTTATTTATCAATCCAGATACAATAGTGAACCTGGGCGCAACGAATAATACCTTGAATATTTTTAAAATGGGAGAAAAAATGAGTTTAGATTTAAAGAAAGATACGTCATTAACTGTTACAATTAATATTAATACTAATAAACCAAAAACATACACAATTACAAATAGTTTTTTTATGCAAAAATGGCAACAAGTAATTATTAGTGTAGATCAATATTTAGTAGATTTATATTTAGATGGAAAGATAATACTATCCGTATCCAATCACCCGGATTTACCACAAATGCCAACAATTAAGGATAGTATTGTTTTTACAGAAAAATCTGATATTTATGTTTCTGGAATAAATGTCAAACTGAGTTCAATGGATCTAGCAACGGCATTGAGTAATTATAAAAATGGAAAATCAAAAGTAAATGGATCTACTCAAGTAAGTTTAGCATTAACTAAAAACGAAAATGTATCTAATAATTTCGTCATTTTTTAGAATAACTATTTAACAGAAAAAAACAAAAATTAGATGTATATATTAATATATAATATAATGAGATTTGTAACTATCGTTTTATTTACATTAATTATTGTAATTACATACATTTTAATAAATATTTTGTATTCAAAAAATGTATTGATACAGCAGAATTATTTAAAAACTGGATTACTTCCAATTAAATTGAGTAGTTTGAAAAATTATCAAGATAAATCATATTATTACGAAATATGGATTTATGTAAACAAACTAGATACAACAACAACGAGTACTATTATGGAAGTGGGTAAAAGCTCTGCTGATTATAATTTCAGTTTAGAGGTTGGTAAGAATATAGATAGTAGATTATATATCAAGTCAAAACCTAATTCTAGTGCTAATAATACTACAGAATACGTAATTACTCCATCCTTACAGTTACAAAAATGGCAACAAGTACTTATTAGTGTGCAAAATACACTATTGGATTTATATTTAAATGGAAAATTAGTAAAGTCAATTACTCTAACTAGTACAGATTCTATACTTTCTCCACCAAATGATAGTACTCAAATAAAGTTTGGAGTATCAGATATATATATTGCAAAATTAAATCGTCAAAGTTCTAATTTAAATACAAGAATTGCATGGAATAGTTATTTACAAGGTAATTCAAACATGATACCAATACATGCTACTTTAGAACTAACTTCTGAGAATATTACTACAAATAAATATAATCTATTTTAGTACGATATTATAAAAAATATATAATATATACTATTGTAAAAATAAAAATGAATATTCAACAACCGATTATAGAACAAATGCAATCGTTGAAAGAAAAAACAGTAAGTGCATCCGAAGGACTTACAGATCAAGTAAATAGCATAAAATCTGGAATTCAAAATAATTTAGGCGATTTTTCTGCAAAAGGAATGAAAGATGCAAGTACTGAATTTTTACAATCTAATGGATTATTAGCAAAATGTGCCTTTATTATTTTGTTGTTTATTATCTTTTTGTTTTTATTTAAAGTAGGTATTCAAATGCTTGCATATTTTCTAGGTCCTTCTAAAAACCCTTACATAATATATGGTAAATTAGATGGATCTAATACAGTATCTATATCACAAGATCCTACCAATACATCTTCCATTCCAGTATTACGATCTAATAACCGAAATAGTGGTATTGAATTCACCTGGACTGTATGGTTATATTTGAATTTAGGTACAACTGACGACGATTATAAAGCTATTTTTGTAAAGGGTAACAAAGGAACATCAACAACTACTACATATGAAACGAATGGACCTGGAATGTATGTGAAATCCGTGAATGGTGTTGGAACTATTACTGTACATTTAGATGATGTACAAGGAAGTACTAACCAAATGGATATCACTAATATTCCTCTACAAAAATGGGTTCACATTGCATATCGTCTTCAAAATACAGTATTAGATGTATATGTAAATGGTGTAGTTCAAAACCGATTACCTATGAATTATGCTCCTAAACAAAATAATTACGATATAACTGTTTGTGCCGGATTTGCGGGTTCATTATCTAATTTAAGATATTATTCAAGTGCATTAAATGTATTTGATATAAATAATATTGTTATGTTTGGTCCAAATCTAAATCCAAGTTCTCTTGCTGCTGATGGTAAATCTGCTGGAAACTATTCATATTTATCTAATCAATGGTATACCAATACATTCCGATAAATAAGTAAAATATATTTTTTATTTTGTACTTTGTAAAAAATATATTTAGTTTTATTACATTTTTTTTATCATCTCATCATAAATAAATAAAATAAAATAAAATAAAATAAGTATGACAACTAAAACGAACACTTTATTAACAATTCAATCTATTTGTGATCAACGTCGGAACCAAATGTTATATAATGTACCACCATCTCGTATTAATGTGATTTCACCATATGAAAATACAAAATATACGAAATTTGATTTAGATATGCGTAGAAAAGCACAAGTATTGAAATATCAAGTTGGAAGTACAAAAGGAAATATGATGACGAAAAAACAACAATGGTCTAGAATTGCAAATGGAAATTATCAACGTCAACCGAGTTCTTATTTAACTACAATTACGAAATATGAAAATAATGCAGTGAAAATTGTAGATTGTTCTGCAACAGGACTAATTCTCACTCCATTATCTGCATCTAATGTTCCACCAGATCCATCTGTATCGTTTTTATATAACGACGAATCTGTACCTTTATATAATTATTTAAATCCGATATCTACACGAGCATATAATGCTTTTGAAAATGCAGCTATTATAAATAGTGATTTCCAAACGATTATTTTGTATAATACAACCTGCGAATCTAATATTCCGAATAGAATTTCAGGTATTTTGTTTTCAAATTCTATTGATGAAAATGCATATACTATAAATATCCACAATATACCTTTAGCCATTCATATACAAGGAATTTTGAATGGAATTGATATTTATGATATTAATGCAAATACAATTACTATCAATAGTATACATTTAAGTACATATTTTAATCAAAATTTAGTTCCAGATAGAAGTATTTATCAATATGTTTATTCTCCATCTAATCTACTACAAAATTATTATTTAGATATTTCTACGAATGTAATTCAATCGGGAGATACATTTAAAGCTATTCAATATATTGGTACGGTTAGTATTTATAATATTTTGTTATATACCGAGCCTGGTTTTAGTTACGATTTTAAACTAGATGTGAATTTATCTTATTTTCCGTCTAAAAATGACGACATTCCTTCTATGCATGCTTCTATTATTGCAAATGTAACTCCTGATAAAATAGTATCTTATGCATGTACTATTGAACCAGTATTATCTAGTACCACGATTCCAACCATGTATATTAGTCAATAACTATTTTATGTCGCAGTTAATGTTGGATTTAAACACATGGCTTGATTTGGAAATATTTGTCCAGATAAACATTTATCACTATCTGTAATTGGAACACAACCACGTTTATTTTGAAATTCTCCTACAAGACACCAATTCGTTTTTTCTGAACTAATTGGTTTTTGAATTGGATTTGTACTGTCATCTGGTTTAGGTTCATTGTGTTTCGGTTTATCATGTTGTATCGCATCTTCTAGAGGTTTTTCTTTTTCTTTCTCCTCTTTCTCTTTCTCTTTCTCTTTATTATCATTATCATCATCATCTGATGCAGAAATTAGTAAATTTCCAATATTTTTTAAACTTCCATCTGCAATATCAATACCAGTTTTAGCTACATCTGCAATAGTATCTGAACTTGTATTAATAACGGTACCTGTACTATATCCTAATGCATTTGAGAAATTATTAATGAATGGTCCAAATACATTAGATAAATGTTGGACAGAATTTCCTAAAATAGTAAATATATTTATTCCAAGTAATGTTAATAATAAAAACCCCAACAAGAAAAAAATCAAAATTGTTTTAAAATCAAATAATGTATTTAAATCAAATTTATCTTCTTCTGCAGATGATTTAGATTTACTAGAAGAAATAGAATTAAACGGAGAAGCAGAAGGAGAAGGAGAAGGAGAAGCAGAAGCAGAAGGAGATGCAGAAGCAGAAGGAGAAGGAGATGCAGAAGCAGAAAGAGAAGCAGAAGGAGAAGCAGATTTTTCTTTTTTAGTATTATTTTCTTCTTCTAAAAAATTCATATTCTATTCCATATATATTGGGTTACGATTATATTTTTGTAGTTCATAGCATACTCGTTAGTTTATAGAAAAAAAAATGACGATTTAATACAATATAATCATATCATGTTTGGTTTCTTTCCATTAATTGAAAGCTTTTTTTTCTTAAGTTTAGGAATAACCTTTATTTTGATTTTTTTAATGGTATTTCATTTCAAACAAAGAATTGAAAAACTTGAGAGAAAAAATAACGATTTAAGTGATTTATGTAATAAAATCGTCAAAGAACTTACTAATTTACATAGTAATTATTTACAATCTTCTGCATCTTATGTGAATATTAACAAGAATCAACCGAAAGAACATATTTGTGAAAATGTACGTATTTCAACTTCTATTCCTGTTTTTTCTGATAATCAAAATCAATCTTATAAAAAAATAGTTGTAATGGATTCTGTTACAAATAATAATGATTTTTCTGAAAGTTCTGAAATAGATGATGATAGTACAGATGATGATGATGATGATTATGATGATACAGATATACAAGATGATGATACAGATAACGATGATGAGGCAGATAATAGAGATGAACTTAATCTTAATCCATCATCTAAATCCAATTATAAAAAAATAATGGTAGTAATGGAATCTGTTACAGATTTAGAAGTAGATGATAGATATGATTCCGAAGTTACCGATAATACCAATACTCTAGTAAATGATAATATCGTGGTTGAGGTTACCAATGCTCTAGTAAATGATAATAATACTGAGGTTACCAAAGTAAATGATATAGATGGTATTGAAATAGAAATAGATATTGATAATGATTTTGTGACAGAAAAATCCGAAACAAAAAATACTATTTTACCAATGAATTATCAAAAAATGAATGTTCAAAATCTAAGAGTATTGGCTATTTCTAAAGGACTATGTTCAGATACTAGTAAAATGAAGAGAGCTGAATTGATTAAATTATTAACCGATGAAGAAAATGAACATTATGACCTATAATTGTTTTAGCGCATTTTTTATTTTATTGTCATAATATAATATAAAAAATAAAGTAATGTTTTCATTTTTAAATAATGCACTTGTAATAGAAACAATTCCAGCATCTAAGTTAGGATATAACACGAATAACCGTTTCCCAAATTTCCCACCAATAATGGCAGATGGTCGTGCAGTTATTTCATCATGGCAACCAGAAGCAGTAATCAATGATCGTATTATTAAAGATAACGACATAAAATCTAATTGGCAATATCGTAGATTTATTAGTAAAAATGCAAATGCGATATTGGCAAATAATATGAATCAAGCGTGTAATGATACTGGTTATTCCGTTTCTCAATTAAACACGATTCAACAAAAAACACCTTATTTATATAAATCTATAGATGATACTACTACTAATGTATTTGGTAATAGTGATTTAAAAGAATTATATTTATCTAGAGAGAGACTAGATGCCAGGAAAATCGCACCATCTATGACACAAGCAGAATTAATACAAACATATGGTATTTCTCCCAAAAAATTGTAATTGTTTTTTTATTTTTAGTTATAAAACAAATGCTAACTAATAATAATGCCAAATGAAAATAATATACAAACAAATCTATAACAACGAGAAAAAGCTACAAAAAAATAATAAATGCCTAAATTAATTAGTTTTGATATTGGAATTAAAAATCTAGCATACTGTATTTTTGAATTTTCGTTTTCACCTCCTGTGGATACAGATAAAAGCTCAGTAGCAGTAAAAATAATAGATTGGAATGTCTTGGATATTTCAAAACATGAAACAATAGAAGGTGAAAAAAAGAAAGATGATATTTTTTGTAGTTGTATTCTCTCAAAAAAAACGAAAACAAAGACGGAAATAAATAAATGTAAGAAAAAAGCGAAATATTATCGGATGGAAGATTATTTTTGTGAAAGTCATGCAAAGACATCTGGCTTTTTCTTCCCTTTAAAAGAATTCTCTCATTCTTCTTTGAAAAAGTTATCTTTAGAAAAACTTTTAGAAATAGAAGATAAATATTTTTTTGTAGAAAAAAAAGAAAAAGAAATTCCAATAAAAAAAGAAACAAAAATAGAGAAAATAGAGAGAATATCTAGACAATTTCAACAAAAAAGTCTAGTTAGTATTTCTAATTTAGATTCTTTAGCTAAAAAACCAAAATCAATAGATTTGATTTCAATTGGAAGGAATTTATCCAATCAATTATTAAGCTTAGAACATTTAGAAGATATTGAATTTGTATTAATTGAAAATCAAATATCACCGATTGCAAATAAAATGAAAACAATTCAAGGTATGTTAGCTCAACTATTTATTATGCGGAATGTTCCACATATTGAATTTGTATCTTCTATCAATAAACTACGAGGATTTTTGAGAGAAAAATCTAAAGATCAAGATAAAGATCAAGAAACAGATAAAGATCAAGAAACAGATAAAGATCAAGAAATAACAAAAACAAATCCGAATCCGAATTATAAACAACATAAGAAAGATGGTATTTTATATTGTCAACAATGGCTAAAGAATGATTTATTTTGTAGTTGGAATCCTTTTTTTGAAACATATCCGAAAAAACAAGACGATTTAGCAGATTCCTTTTTACAAGGTATATGGTATTTTCAAAAAACAGGAGTGATTTGTTGATTGTTTATATTATATTTGTAGAACTTTTGTTAAATTTAATGCGGTAAATATAAATATAAATAATGTACACTAAACATAATATTATAAACCAAAAGAAAAATGGAAGTAATTGATATTGGCTTAGATGATTTAGATAACAATAATAATTCTTCTGTGAATTATGGTGGAGGAATTGAATTATTAATGAATGATAAAAAAAGAACATCTTCCAATAGTACTAAAATTGATTTAGCAGAATTAGATAATTTAGAAAATGAATTAAATGCATTATCTGGTGTTTCTTCTTCTGGAGGTAATAATAATAGTAGTAGCAATAGTAATAATAATAATAATAGTAGTGAATCTAAGAAAATAAGTGGATTAGGTGGATTTAGTAATTTTTTTAATTTAGGCGGAAATTCTTCTTCTACAAAACAATCACAAGAAGATACGTATGAACCACAAAATGATTCTAATATTGGTCAAGCAACCGCAGAAAGTGTAAATAATACTTCTAGAACATGGGATGGTTTTTCTAAAATGGCAGCAGATATTCCATCTTTTTTAAAACCAGGTTCTTCTTCTTCCTCTTCTGCACCAAATATGACAGAACGAGAGAGACGTAGAAAGAAGAGAATGATGATTAAAAAACTAGAAGAATGGTATGAAAAGGGAATAATTAAAAATAGTAGTAGATTTACATTAGATTCTAATTATGAAGAGATTGAAGATGAATATGAAGGAGCATTAGAAGATAAAAGAAAAAAAGATTCGGTTAAATTACAAGGATGGTGGTTTACTACTGTTGTAAATACAATTGAATATGGAAATGCATTTTTAAATCCTTTTGATTTAAATTTAGATGGTTGGGGAGAACAAGTTAGTGAAGATTTAGATAGTTATGAAGAGATTTTTTCGGAATTACATGATAAATATAAAGGTGGTAAAATGGCACCAGAATTATCTCTTTTGTTACGTCTTGGATTTTCTGCGGCAGTTGTGAATATGAGTAATAAAATGTTGAGTTCTGCTGCACCTGGATTTGGAGATGTTATGAAACAAAGTCCTGAATTAATGCGTATGTTTACGAATGCTGCAGTAGATACAATGAGTAAACAAAGTCCAACTTTTGAATTTGCAAAAAATATCATGAATCCACCAGAACAAGTATCTACAAAATATGGACCACCACCTGCTTCAGTAGACACGAAAAATATGGGAAATATGCAGAATAGACAACAAGCACCTTCTATGCCTGCAGGTACAGGAATGCAATTCACTCAAAATCCTGGATCACGGCCAGATTTAGCAGCTTCTTCTGCTGGACCAATGTTTAGAGAACAAGGAGTAAATGTAGGACAGAATTTCCAAAGTACATCTGCTTCTTCTTCTAATTCTGTTTCTAATACTTTTTCTCAAAATCCACAAGTACAATTACAATCACAATCACAAGTACAAGCTGGTTTTAGACAAGAAATGAGAGGACCTCAGACAACTGATATTGAAAATATATTATCAGGATTGAAAACAAAATCTTCTGGAGGAAATGGAGGAGTAATGGATATATTGAATAGTGTTAATGTAAATAGTAGCGGACTAGGACTAGGAGAAGATTCTATGATTAGTGTGAGTTCATTGAGAGATATGGATGGAAATATGCCAAAACGAAGTAATCGTAAACCTAAATTAAATAAATCAGATAAAAATACGGTATCCTTAGATATTTAAAATATAGGAAAAAGTGTAATAAAAATTCAAAAGAAGTGTTATTATTTATTTTATCATAGAATACTATATAATATAAAGAAGTGAAAATAACATATTATAAATAAAACTCTATTTTTATGTTATATATAATTAAGTAATAATGCCAGATAAACCAAGATTGTTCTCTGTGACTGTTGATCTAAATAGATATGCAACTATTAATTTGAGAAAAACATTAGATCAAGATTCTATCCAGTATTATTACTTATACTATAACACCAATTCTGATATGGCGAATAGTCCATATGTTTATGTCCCAGCATCACCTTTGACATCTGTAGTTACTGATATATTTAAATTGCCACTGGTACAAGCTTTCGGATTAAGATCCAATACTAATTATTATTTTGTAATACAATCAAATAATGGAGCAAATTTTAGTGATAGTTCCGATAAAAAGACAAATCTTACTAGTGAATTTAATAATACATTTTCTATAAGGCAAAGCCCAACAACTAGAGGCGCGGTTATTCTAGAAAATTTTCAATTAGATTTCAAATATGTTTATAAATATGTGTATGGAACAACAACAAGTACAGAGAACGATGTTAACGACCCTACCTTAAGTGTGTATTCTATCGTTCAAGGTGGTCTTACAGACAACACCCTCTATACATTTTATTTAAAAAGATACGGTAATCTAACGTATTCCGACGGTGTTAATATTACCACATTCGGAATTCCTTCTAAACCATCAGTATCTGCTTCTGGTGGAAATCTAACTATAACTGTTACTTTTTCAACAGCAAGTAAGAATGGGCTTAATATTACAGCTTATCAGTTGCTTATAGGCACTGGATCCCCACCTACTGATACTAATCTAAATAAAACCAATGTAATTCCTACTAGTCCTAGTACTATTTTTGAAGTTAATACTAATTATACTTATACTATTAATCAATATAATGGAGGTAATCTAACTGGTAATCAAACATATTATATACGAGTACAAGCATATAATGCTTATGGTTATAGTGATGCTGAAATCACATCTGCAGTTCCATACACTATTCCAGAACCACCAATTGTATCCTCAACTGTATCTTTCGGAGTCAGTGCTGGTGGTGCTTATATTTCTGCTGATTTTTATGAACCTACTCATACTGGTGGTAATATTAGGTTTGAATATCAGCTGGATTATGTAGGTAATCTAGGAAGTCCTTTAGGTTGGAATACCTCCACTGCATCTAAACAGCCTCAGGGTTGGTGGCATATTGATATAACTCCTCCATCATATGGACCAATTTATCAGGTACAACTTAGAACACGAAATGATGCTGGAGAAAGTTCGGGAGTTTTTTTCCGAAATGCTGATAATACACGAAAAACAGCACAACCATATGTTCCTCCTAATCCTCCAGACCCAGGAGCAATTTATCTTACGAATGGTAGTACTGAAATTCGTGTAACATTTTATAAACCTGCTGAAAATGGTTCTCCTATTACTAAATACAAATATCAGCTTAATAACGGTACCTGGAGTGGCGAAGTTGATGCTACAGCCGAATCAAACTATTTTTTTTTTACTATTCCCTCTGCTGTATTAACGAAAGGAACACCATATTCAGTGAGAGTACTAGCTAAGAATAGTGCTGGAGATGGAACTCCATATCAATATAAAAATATTGATGGTACAGTTACATATGTAACTCCGTTTGCTGCTCCATCCGCACCTGGTACAGTTGGTACTTTTCAACTTTATAATAATAATACTCAAATTCAAGCTTATTTCTCAGTACCTACTAATAATAATGGTGCTGCTGTTACTAGTTATCAATATAAAATGCATTGGGCAACATCATCCACAACCGAGTGGATTACTATTGTACCCTATCACGAACCATCGTATAGTTCTATTATTATTACTCCTCCATCATATGGACCAACATATTCAGTACAAATTAGAGCATATAATGGTGAATATAGTGACGGATCTTTTTTTATGGATGGTACGAATACTGTAAAAACTATAACACCATATAAAGCACCTGATGCACCATCACCCGGTTCTATAAGTCTTGATAATACTTATAGTAATATTCGTGTGGAATTTTTTGAACCTAATGCAAATGGTTCTCCTATTACTAAATACAAATATCGTCTTAATACCGGTTCATGGAGTGGCGAAGTTAATGCTATAGCCATTTCAAACTATTTTTATTTTATTATTCCCTATACTGCATTAACGTATGGAACAGAACATTTAGTGAGCATACGAGCTGTAAATAGTGCTGGAGATGGAACTCCATATCAATATACATATTCAGTAATTCCGTTTAATAAACCTGGACCACCCGCTTCTTTAGGATTAACTGAGGGGTTTGGTAGTATTGGATATACTATTGGTGCAGTTACTAATACGAATGGTAATTCAATTAAATCTTATGCATATTCCGTAGGTTCTGGTAATACTACTTATACAAATATCGGTCTCAGTTATTCTGGAACCATTTATAATTTAGCAAATGGAGTAACCCATACAGTAAATGTAGTAGCATATAATGATGCAGGAATATCAACATCAGCTACAACAACTACGAAAGCCTTACCCCCACAAACTGTTTCAATTATACCAACGAAAAACTATTTTTTTTATAATGGTAATAGTTTAGATACTATCTTCAAATTAAATCCTATTTTTAATGGAACGACAGTTACAAATTATAAAAATAACGAAATAGATATCGGAAGACGATATTTAACTGGCACACGCACAACAACTACCAATTATACATATCAATCTAACGATTTAAATACAAAATTTATAACGACCACTATTACAAACGCATCATCATTACCTATAGACAAATTATCGGTTACAACTAAAAATATAATTTTACCAAATGAAACAACTCCAGATACAAACATTCTTACTGCAGCACCAACAACAGAAGCATCTATATCTGCTGGAGTATATGGTTGTAAATTATTATTTTCATCTTATACTGGTCCAGTAATGACAATCCAAAGTAGTATTAATAATGTAACTGGGCATTTTTTTGCAGATACGAATGGAAATCTTGGTTCAGCTTATTTAGCAACTGGTACTACATTATCTACCTGGTTGAATGGTGCGACTGCATATGTTCAAATATGGTGGGATCAAACCGGTAATGGAAATCATGCTTATCAATTTGATAACGGTTTACAACCGATATATGACTCTACAAATAAATACATAACATTTACTGGTGATAGATATTTCAATTTACGAGATAAAACACATCCATATCTAGATAATAGTCAATATACGTATGTTTTCAAATGTTCTATAACTAGTACTAGTGGTGGAATTTTTGGGGGAGGTTTAGTACAGGATTTGTCGTCAAATTCATTTAGACGCGATGGTAATGGATATAGAAATTATTGGTATAATAATGATATTGCTATAGATTCGGGGTATCAAGATAATTGTGTAATTAGTTTAGTATATAATGGGACTATGCGTTATATATATAAAAATAAGAATTTGTTAATTAGCGATACGCCGAATAGAGTAAGAAATCAACCCAAAACAAATAATACTATAGGTAGAACAGTTGTAATTACTGAAACTATGAAGGGGGGGTATATTGAATATATGTATATTATACCACGAGCCATATCAGATTCGGATAGAAATATCTTGGAATCTACATATTTTACTTATAATTATAATCTAGCTACTAATTGTGCAGGTTGTTATTCTATGCGACTAGCTATACCAACTTATACAGGTCCAGTTATTAATGTAACTAGAAGTGCAGATAATGCAACTTCTATTTTTTATACAGATCCTATGCAAACATATTTTACAACCGGACCTAATAATACTGGAACATCTTTTAGTTCATGGATTGGTGCGTCAACTGCGTATGTAAATATATTGTATAATCAAAATAATAACGACTACACTAGTTTAGGCAATAATTATTTATTTCAAGATGACGCAAATTACCGACCACAAATAGCAATTCAAAATGGTAAATATGTGATTCAATTTGTTAATCTAAACAATCGGCAATATTTAAACGCTAGAAATGGTACAACTCCAAATACTATTTTTTCACATTTTCAACCTATTTTTAATAATACAGCAGATAATATTATGGCCTTAGTTCAAACAGAAAATGATTATGGTCTTAGATTTATTGGAACAAATAGTGCTACTGCTAGTTTTAATGAAGACTCAGGGGGTGATTGGTATTTTTATTCAAACCAAGGAGACTACACAAAAAAAAATGCATACGTTAATAATATATCATCTACTAGTGTAACTATGGGATCATGGAATGTATTAGCTACATCTGTTACAAACCGAGACTGGAGAACTAGTATTCATAAAATTGGATATGACCAAAATAACGGGGTTGGTAATAGAGGATTAAATGGATACATGGTAGAAATTATACTTAATAATAAACCTATGTCTGTTACTGAAATGCAACAATTTTATAATAATCGGTTATTTTAAACCTTTTCTCCAAAATAAAATACATAATAAACATTTCCAACAAAAAATAAATATAAACAAAATGCGTTTATATTTATAATTATTATTTATTCTTTCGTTACAAAAAAATGAATATCCAAAATAATGTACTAACGATGCAAACGATTCAAATACCACCTATCCGGCATCTATCTAGTGCATTAAAAGATTTAGTTCCTGATTTGACCATGATTATTGATAAACAAAAGTTGAAAATTATTAATTATGACAAGAATCATACTTCTCTTGTTGCCGTTGAATTGAAATTTGAAAAACATCAATGTATTCCTGACAAAATCGTCATTTGTGCGAATTCTCTTCATCTTTTCAAATTGATTTCTAATACTTCTAATGACGACCTTTTTTCTATGTATATTGATAAAGATGATTATCATGATGGAAGTGTATCCCATTTAGGATTACAATATGATAATGGAAAGATTGAACAATGTACGAATTATAAATTACGACTTTTTGAACCAGATGAAGATGAATTAGAAGTACCTGAAGTGAATTATTCTGCGATTATTATTATGCCATCTGTTGGTTTTCAGAAAATCATTCGTGATTTCACAGGATTAACCGATCGTATTAAAATTGAAAGTGTAGGCGATGATTTGATTTTTTCCGGTGTTGGACCTTTTTGTACATCGCGAGTATTTAGACGAGAACAACCACCTGATAAACCAATTACCATGGAGAAATCTGCTGAAACTATTAAATTTAAAAAGAAACCTGATCCATCTGTTGTTATGCAAGGAGAATTTCCATTGAAATGTTTGAATAATATTATTAAATGTACACCTTTATCGCCACATTTAGAATTGTTTTTAGAAAATGATTTACCATTAATTGTGAAATATGGAATTGGATCGGAAATGGGACATATTAAAATGTGTTTGTCACCATTACCACCTTTGAATTATTCATAGGTAGGGAACCTAGGTTCCCCTACGACCCCTCCTATTTTGTATTAGTTTTTAGAAAATATTTTTTGTATTGATTTTTGTATTGATTTTTGTATTGATTTTTGTATTGATTTTTTATAAAATATTTTTTGCATTTAACCACCAAATATATTCGGATCATATTTCAGATTTATCATTGGATTTTCTGATATTACAAAATCCGAATTAGAAATCATATCTATTAATTTTAATGTATTTTCTATTTTCCCTTTTTTCTGTATTTGTGTATCAATATACATCATCATTTTGTTGTGATTTTTCATCCGAATCACTTCTTTATTTTTAGTTCTTAAATCTGTTTGAATGCGTGAAAACATATTATAAATATTTAGCCAATATGTTTCTATTTTATCTTTGATTTCTGCTCCTATCCAACTACTATCAAAATCTAAAATCACAATTTTGTATCCATTGGTTGGAATAGATTTAGAAACATTTCCCCAATTATATTTTATGTCTTTCTTTTTGGTTTTTTTCATCATGATATTATCCAAATGAAAATCTCCATGTATAAAACCACAAATATAAAATGCTACAAAACTACTCATTAACACTTGTTGTATAGTAGAAATGAGAGTAGGAAACATTTCTACTTTCCATTCAAATTTCAAAATAGATCCACTTTCTATATAAGGCATTATCAATACTTTTTTACGATTATCTGAATTATCTTCATTTGTTGTACATATTGAATTTGGTATTTTTTTCTGTTTATGCGTGTCATCTAAACATTCAAAAATACATATATAGGAAATAAATCCTGGTATTTTTTCTGTTTCTAATATTTTTCCAAATAAAAATTCTTTTTCAATTGTTCTATTTTCTTTTCCTATTTTCACGACAATATGTCTTTGTTTTTGTTGGTGTTTTTCTATAACTGCTTCTAAAATAGATATATCATTATTATGACGAACTAAATTTGTTATATGTATTTTATCTGTATTTTTTGAATAAAAATCACAATCTATATGATATTTATTAGGAGCATTTAATTTGTAATATTTTCTTTCTAATTCCCGAATCATATTTTGTTTTATGATATACACCTTATATATATTTTGTTTATTTACTACAAAAAATATATATTTATGTCTGCGATTATGATATGTTATGATATGATAAAAATAAAATATAAAGAATTAAATTTAATAAAAAAAAATGAAAGTGAAACTTATTAGTTATACAAAATCTTGTTTTAATGAAAGAGACGAAGGAGACGAAGGAAACGAAGGAAATAAAGAATTATCCTTACAAGATTTAGTTGCATATTGTGCAAGAGTATCTAATCCAAGTAATCAACATAATACAGAAACAAATGAAAAACTAATTGGATATCTTATCAAAAATAAACATTGGTCACCTTTTGAAATGGTGAATATTTGTATTGAAATTGAATCTACAAGAGATATAATTCGTCAAATATTACGTCATCGTTCTTTTTCATTTCAAGAATTTTCACAAAGATATGCAGTTGCTAATCTAGGATTTGAATATAAAGAAGCAAGATTACAAGATACGAAAAATAGACAAAATAGTATTAAATTATCAGATGATAATGTAGAATTAAGTACAGAATGGATAAATAAACAAAAAGAAATTGCAACTATAGTACAAGAAAACTATGATTGGGCATTATCTAAAGGTATTGCCAAAGAACAAGCCCGTTCTGTTTTACCTGAAGGTATGACATTATCAAAAATATATATGAATGGAACATTACGTTCTTGGATACATTATATTGAATTACGATCAAGTAATGGTACACAAAAAGAACATAGAGATATTGCAATTGCGTGTACTAATTTAATTGAAACTATTTTTCCAATATCAAAATATATTTTTGAATATATGTAAATATAAATTTAAATTTATATTTATTTTTTGTAACAAAACAAATAAATATAATAATAATAATAATAACTATTCTATTCTATTCCCCATGTCTTCTGAATTGGGCACCGTGTTTTGTCAAATTCGGAATATTTGCAATAATTCCAGGATCCTGAAATGTATTTGTATTCAACCATATTTTCAAAATACAGAAATTCTTTTTCGGTGAAATAGTAATACCATTTAAATATTCATTGTATTTAGTATCTACACATAAATTACCACCACATAATAAATAAAACATTTGTTTCCAAACATCATATACGTTTTTATTCACGACTTTATATGAAAAATTCCCACCACTTGTGTTTTTCGGATCTTCCCATAATGGTGTAATTCCTTGTCGCATTAAAAACCACATGGAATATTTAATCACATCTTCTGGAATTTTTTCGTTCAATGTAATTGCTTTCTCTAGACAATCTATATCATTCATAATTATTTCATAACCGGATATAGTCCAGTCTTTGTTAGATGGTAAATGGTGATATAAAACCCATTTGTCATTCAACATGTGCATTTGGGTATTAAATGGGGTTTGGATTTGCATTTATATTTATTACAAAAAACACAACAATAAACAAAACACCCAAGTATAATATAATATAGTAAAAATCTTTATATTATTTTATTCCTAAAACAAAACTTATTATTATACTTCTTTTTTTTCTTCTTCTTCTTTCTTTGCTACTACATTAGTAGCTTCTTTAGAAGGTCCAGATACCGCTTCACTAATACTAGAAAAAATACTACTTGCAGTACTAGCAACCCCGGTACTTGTCTCAGCTACCTTCTTATCTTCTTCTATTTTCTTATTTTTTTTTGTGGATTTTCGTTTGTTTTTTTTCTTTTTAGCATCGCATTTTTTCGTATATTTGCAATACCATTTATGTTTTATTTTAGAATTATGTACTTTTTTACAAGGAGTAATACAATTTTTAGATTTTTTAATATATTTACATGCAGATCCACCTACATTACTTGTTTTTGTATTTGTCATTTTTATTTAGTTATATATATTTATTGTAGATTTTTATTCTAGTCTAGTCTAGCCTATTCTATTCTATTCTATTCTATTCTACTCTATTTTTTACAAAAAAAAATAAGCTAAATTATCGTGAAATTATTTCATAGGTAAAAGATGAATCCAAGAAAATATATTGATTACTTTTCAAATGAAAAGTATTTAAATCTTTGTCTAAAAATGTCAATTCATAATCCATATCAAAGAAATAATAATCTGTTTGAGTTTGTAATTGTCTCAATACAAACGTAGGAGTAAATAATTCATTATAAACTTGTAATAATCCACTTGAAAATGGCAATATAATTGGCGTGTTCATTTTAGATGGATGCATATACTCTACATATAAAAACACATCAATGTCCTCTTCTATGGTTTCATCTGGTTTATTATTTTTGTTTTTTTTGTTTTGGAAAGAACTATTTATTTGTTTAATATGTCCTGGAAAACATACTCTACAAATATACGTATTATCTGGTTGTTTTGCAATAAAGATATATTCTTTTGTTACTGAAAATATTTCTGAATTGGTATTATCTGAATAAATATAATTAGAATAAAACGATTTATAAAATGAATTATATTCTTCTTCTATCTTTTTAGGTAGATCTATAATATCTGTATTTACTAATTGGTATTTATAATCAATATAAATTAAAGAACAAATAGATATCCATTCTGAGGTACAAGGTTCTATTAATATAGGTTTATTAAAATAATTCATATGTTTTACACACCAAATATATGCATGGAAACAAAAAGTATATATACTATTTAAAATATAATCAGTATTCAACCAATTCAAATTCATCTTCTTTTATTTTATTTTATTTTATTGTTTCTTTATTTTATTTTAGTATATTATTTAACAAAATATTCTTTATATTTTCTTATAAAAACCATTCTAAAAAACCATTCTAAAAAACCATTCTAAAAAACCATTCTAAAAACTATTAAAAACATATTCTAAAAAAACCATTCTAAAAAGGGAGGGGTCGTAGGGGAACCGTAGGTTCCCTACTTAGGTTCCCTACCTATAATAAAAATATGTATATAATAGAGAATAATGCAATATCAAACAATTCCGGTAAATCCAAATAAAAAAAGTAAACGAGATATTTTCCCAGAAAAATATCATTTAGAATTACAAAAAAATACTTCTAATTTCAAAAGTGAATGGACTCATATTATTAATGAACTCCAATTTCAAGATATTATTTTAAAATTACCAGAAACAAATGCTAACAAAAATTATCAAATAATAGAAAAGAAAAAGAATGAACCTTTATTTATAGAACCAAACAATATAGAATTTGAATTGAATTCAAATCCAAATCCAAATCCAAATTTTCCAAAACCGATTTATGAAAAAGAAAAAACAAAAGAAAAAGAAAAAAAGAAAACAGAAAATCTGATTTTAGAATTATGTACAAGAAAATCTGCTATTATTTATTCTAATTTTGTACCACCAACTAATAATAATAATAATAACAATAACATAATACCAAAATATGTATTTATGTGTTGGAGTACATTACAACTACCATCTAAAATGCAAGAAGTTGTCCATTATAATCAATCTTTAAATCCAGAATTCACCTTTTATATATATGACGATGAACAATGTAAAGAATTTATACAAAATCATTTTGAAAATGATGTAGTACATACATTCAACAAATTAGTTCCAGGAGCTTACAAAGCAGATTTATGGAGATTATGTGTATTATTTATATATGGTGGTATATATGTAGATATTAAATACAAATGTATAAATGGGTTTACATTTTCAAGTGTGCTAGACAAAGAATATTTAACATTAGATATTCCATCTAAATTTTGGACAAATACTATGCATGGGATTTACAACGGGTTTATGGTATCTAAACCAAATAATATTTTTTTGTGGAAATGTATTTGTAAAATTGTAGAAAATGCTAGTAATCTAGAATATGGCAAATCATGTTTATTCCCAACTGGTCCGGGGTTATTAGGTGATATTTATTTTCAAAATGAGAATAATACCGATGAATTATTAAATAAAATAAATTCAGATTTTGACTGTTTTTTCTCTACAAATATTAAAAATATTATCTTACATAATACTGCGATTTTAGAAATATATCCAGAATATAGACAAGATCAAAAAAAAGAAGAAAAATTATATTACTCCGTTTTATGGAATAAACGAAGAATTTATAACACGAATCTTTCTAAAAATGAAAATGATAAAAATGAAAATGAAAATGATAAAAACGAAGAAAAAGAAAAATATAATTCTATTATTCCTTTGAAAATATACCAAACATGGTATACAAAAGATCTGCAAGAAATACTACAACAAAGTATTCAATTATTAAAAACTCAAAATCCTGAATTTGAATTTTATTTATATGATGATAATGATTGTCGTAAATTTATTGAAACTTATTTTGATTCTTCTGTATTATATGCATTTGATGCTTTAATTCCAGGGGCATATAAAGCAGATTTATTTCGGTATTGTATTTTATATATTTATGGCGGGATTTATTTAGATATTAAATATTACGGAATAAATGGATTTAAATTTATTACCTTAACAGAAAAAGAATATTTAGTACAAGATTTAGAAAAATCTGGTGGTGGTATTTATAATGCATTAATGATTTGTAAACCTGGAAATGTATTATTATGGGATGCAATACAAAAAATAAAATATAATGTAGAAACTAAATTTTATGGAAATATTACATTAGAACCAACAGGACCGATTTTATTAAAACAATTATTAACATCATATGAATCCGAATCCGAATCCGAATTAAAAGAAATAGAATTATATCATAAAGAGATTTATTGTAAAGAAAAAGATACATATGAATATTCTGTACATTATTTTATTTATTACCGAAATACTCCGATTTTAACATTTTCAAATAAATATCGTGAATTACAAAAAGAAATACAAAATATAAAAAATAAAAAACCATATTATATTTTGTGGGATGAACACAATATTTATTCGCATTAGATTAGTATTAGGATTTACGTAACGATACACAAGTAATTCCACAGGTAACATTATTAGATTTAGTATGTAACGTAATTTTCAAATTATCATTTGTACAATTTGGATCTGTAGTGAAATTAATAGAATACAAATTCCATTTTTCAATTTGTGGTTTAATAGTTATATCTGACCCTGTATTTACATAGCATCCAAATGTCACCATTAAATACGTATTATCATCTACATTTGTACTTCCTTTCCATAATGAATAGATAAAGGATAATGTATATTGAACATTTGGTTCTAAAATAATGGCATTTTGTTGTAAATATCCTTGATTCGTGATTAAACCCATTTGTGGTGAAATCCCAAATTTAGGATCAATATCTCCATATGGTTCAAGATAATTAGCTACTGTATTTCGGGTTGCAATCCATTCTGGAATAGTACCATCTATATAGGTTCTACCATGTGGTATACGTGGATATGTAAAACAACCATTTTTTATTATATTTTTGTTTTTAAGTATAGGTAAATCAGTAGATATATCATTAGTAGAAAAAGACGCGAGATTATACAATGTATTCACATTATCTACTGTTATTTCACGTTGATATATTCGGAAATCTGCGATTTTCCCATGAGTTACATTATCACCTTGCCAATTACTTTTTCCAATATAATTGTTTTTTCGGGTTACATTTGTAGGTATTCCAATAGATTGATTTAATAATAATTGATTATTTACATAAATTGACCAAATACCATCCGTTGAAATTGTCCAAACTAAATGTTTCCATTTTTTATTATCAATTAAAAATGGATTTCGTAACTCATTATGTATCCAACCAGTATTATTACATAAATAAAAACGAAGATAATTTTCATTCCCCGCCTTATCATAACAAATAATAATATTATCTATTCCAGGACCATTTGCAAAATCAAATAGTCTGATTAAGTTCGCTATATATGTAGTATTCGGCGTATGTAATGGCATAAACCAAAGTGAAACCGAAAATCCAGCAAAAGAAGGTGTATAAAATGTCGGTAAACTATCTGATAATATATATCCAGATCCAAGTATTTTTAAATGACTATTATTTATAATCGCATTTGTATTATCTTTTACAATAGTGAAATCTGCACCAGGGGTATATAGCATTATTTTTCCATCATAGGTAGATGGAAGTTTTTTATCATAAGATGTCATTACTTTATTTAAGAATTTTGGTTGAGTTTGTTCACTAATATCTATTTCTCTGAAATCGTAATGAATAACTAATCCATCATTTAATGGATCATATACTGGAGTTGCAAAAATAATACCTAAATTATTTACTTTATCCGATTCTGAATAATCGTTATTTTGTAATATATCATTTACTGCTTTATTTAGAATATCATTACCATAATTAGCTAATCTAGTAATATTATCTATAATAGTTTTATTTGATATTCCATATGGATTCTGTTTTTTTTCGTATTGATTTGATAAATAACCTTGAGCAGCTATAACATTTGGATTTTCTTTTTCCTTATCTGTTAATCCTTCTATATTGTCTATCTTAAAAAATCTAAATAGTATAATTCCCAAGAATAATATAGCTAAAATAATCAATACACCTGTTTTGTATCTCATTTTTATTTATATATTATATTATAATTATATTATATAAACTTTTTGATATTTATATTCAATCTATGTTTTGTATGGATGATCAGATGGTAAATTTTGTTTTAATCCCCAAGTTTGAGCAAGATACCCTTCTAAGAATGCTTGTTTTTCATATTCATAAAATTCTGAAATATACATAAATTCATAAAAATCAATCTCATTTACACTAGCCCAATCTGGTGTATGTATCCCTCCAATCTGAATATAATTCTGATCTTTTTGAAGTAAATTAGCATTTTCAATCAAAGCAATTCCATTTATACTAATAGTTACATTATGATTGTTATCTATTTTTATTATAAAAATATTCACTGCATTTTCATTAATATTTGTAATATTATTACTATCAAATGTATAATTTAAATAATTACCTTGAGAAGTCATAACTAATCTATTCTCTCTAAAATAAACAGTCATACCACCAGAATAAGCCCCTATTAAACAATTCCAACGTCCGTTCGGATTAAACGATTTTACATTTGCGACAACTCCCATTGTGAAGGATGTACTTTTAAATGTAGTATTTGGTGCACTATCTATTCGTAAATAAGACCCAATTGGGATAGTAATGACTTGGTTTTTCGGACAATATAACATATTATCTGTAATTGGGAACGCATTATTATTGTTTTGAGTATAATCCATACATTTTTTTAATATTTTGTTTTCATCTACTATTACTTTTTCTCTTTTTGAATTTATATGGATTAATACACTTGTTCCAAATGTAAAATTCCTTTCTACATATCTAAGATCATAAATTTGTTTAATTTTTTCTGCAGTTAATTCTTTTCTATATATTCTAAAATCATTCATCCAACCATCAAAACCAGAAGTACCACTATTCCAAACATCATATGCAATATAATTTTGTGTTCTAGTGACATTCGTTGGTATTCCAGATTGTTCCGTCCACATATTCGTGAGAGCTTTTTTACCATTTACATATATAGTATATTTACCAGTTACTGAAATAGTAGTTGCAACATGATGCCAAGTTCCAGGTCCTAAAGTATTCATAGTAGCACATACATTCCATTCATTCCATCCAGGTATTCTAACTGCTGCACTTAGAAATTTAGGTTCATTGACTATTTTCACACTAGATCCTAAACAATTATTTCCGGCAGGTCCTGTTGCAAATTCATATAATCTAGACCATTCAGGTGAATTTTCCGTGTATTTATACCAACATGCACAAGTATATCCTTGAAACTCATTGTCTGCATTATAAAATGTTTTAGGTACAGAAGGAATTTTAATATAATCGGTAGATGTGTTGTTTATATAACTGAATCGTATAGATCCATTCCCATATTTATAATCGGATTGGTCAATTTTTGTGGTTCCAAATACAATTCCATCAAATTCACCTTTTGTTTCTAGAGCTTCATTTAATACTTTTCCATTATCTATTTTATTGAATGAATAATGTAATATCAATCCATCTTTTACAAGCGATGGTTTTAATATTAAATTTATATAATCACTGATTTTTTTGATTTTATCTACATCTATTGTATTCGGATCTACTAAAATAGAACGAATAGTACTATCTTGAATATTTAATTCACCTAGATTTAATATAATATTAGATGGAATTACACCACTACCAGTCGTTGTAGTTGCAGTACTTTGTAATGCTAATGTAGATTCAATTGATTTTATTAACTCAGGAGTTAATGCCGCATTTTGACTTGCCATATAGTCTAAACCTAATCCTTCTTTAAATGAATAACATTGAATTGAATAATGAAGAATCCATAATAAAAACAAAATTCCTAAAACAAATAAAACTATATTTTTGATCATTGTATTTATTTTATTTTGTTTATTTGTTATATTATATTATAACAAATAATATAATATTCTTCTTTATACGCTAACTAAAATCATAAAACCTACTCCAAAATAAAATCATTAATGTATATCTACTACAATATTATATACTCCAATTGCCATTTTTTTCTTTTCTGTTACTTTATAATGAATAGTATTTAATCCATTCATTTTCCAAATCATTTCGTCTAATAATAAGTCTTCGTTTTTATGACTTGCAACTAATTCTTTTATTTTTTGTGTTTCAGGTTGTCCAGTACCTAAAGGAATTTCTGCATCTACTTTATCTTCTTTTGGACGATATACGATTAAATTTTCAGAATTTTCAGAAGAAGAAGAAATAGCTGCAGCCGCAGATATACGAGCTCTTAATGCATCATCTTCTCCTCCCCATCCATAAATATGATTCGGAAATCCATTTATTTTTTCAAAAATATAAGTACTGAATTGTATTGCACCACCCAAGAAATTCGGATAATCGTAATAATTCTTTACATTTTTACCAAAATGAATAATATCTTTTTTGTATCCGTAATATTTCTCTACAAAATCCACTGGAAATATTAAATCTACATCATGCATAATAATATAATTAATTTTCTTTTCTTTTAAAACACCAATACGCGACAAAAAATCATAACCAGTATTTAATAATGCTCCACGATTGAATTTACGTCCATCATCACTTTGAGTTACAATTAATATCGGTATTCCAATAGTATTATAATGTTGAATAAATATTTGTAGTTGTTCTCCGCGATTCTGGTATTTATTCTCTCTAAATGGAACAATTAATATTGTGTTTTGTAGATTTAAATTTCGTTTATTGGATTTAAAAGTATCATATTTAATATTATGCCGAATACTATATTCTTTCATTTCTGGTTTTATGATTTTTTTGTAAGATACAAATTCAAATTCTTTTTCTAAATCTTTCTCTTCTTTTTCTTCTGTTATCTCTCCTTCTTCTAACTCTTTATTTTCTCCTTCTTCTAACTCTTTATTCTCTCCTTTTACAAAATCAAAATAATGTTGACCAATTAACGATGAAGTTGTATTAAAAATATCGCTTAAATAATCATATACGAATTCTTTTGTGAAATATTTATCATAGAAATTTCTCCCATTTTCAGCAATTTGTTTACATTCTTTATCATGATCTAAACACCATCTCATTTTTTCTTCTAAATCACTTAAATCATGTTTTATAAAAATACAATGTACCATATCTTCTAAAAATGGTTCAAACCATAATTTGTATTCTGAAACTACATTTAAAACACAAAAACGGAATTTAAAAAGAGATCCAAACCGATATGCTGCTGAATTACCTTCTAAATTGAAAATAAATTTATATTGTAATTGATCAAATCTATCTACTTTATTTAATATCGGTAAATTTTCTATATTTTCACTGAAAATCACATAAGGTTCTGTTTTTATTTTCTTGTCACGTCTAGTAAAATTCACAATACCTGCATCTATCGGTATTTTCTGGTTATTTGTTTTTTGTTGTAATTCCTGAGATATTTTACTTAATTTAAATCTAGGATTATTTTCAGTTGTACTTCCACAACCAGTAGCCATACCTCTCCAGAAAAACACGGTTTTTCGTTTATCCCATTCTGGAATCTTATTTTCTTCTTCTTGAAACAAATAATTATTTGTATATTCAAATCCAGTTTTCTTTTCTGATTTATAATTCCCATTTTTATTTATGAATAGTTTTTGAGAGATATTTTCCCAATCATCTCCTGTTGGAATCGCAATATCAGCATGTCTTTCAGTAGTAGATTGACTAAGTATTGGAATAAATGGACTTTTATAATAAGGAGCTTTTAATGGTACATTGTCTCCATATATTTGATCATAGGATTCATTCCAAAATCGGTCTAGATATGGAAAATCTTTACGATTAATAAAGAAAATACAATCATTTACTTTACGTGCATGACAAGTTTCTACAATCATATCATAGAAATTCACAAAATAAGCTAAAGTGGGAGAATCATCTTCAGCTTCATTACGCAACAAACAATTCGTTGCATTCCATTTTGTTAAATCTAAATTCCATTTTCCTTTATTTTTTGGATCTTTTAATTTGAAATAATCTTTTGCAGTCATACCATCCTTAAATTTCAAGAATTTAGAAAAGTCATTTTTATATTCTAGATTATACATTACAATGAAATTCACTACAATATTATTATAGATTCTTACAAACACTCCCGTTTTCATTTTGTAATACATATAATCAATAGTAGTTAAAATACTCTGTTTATTTATCTTTTGGTAAATTTCATTTTTATCTTTGTCAAATTTATCAGAATTATATCTAGAAGTATATTCTTCTTTATTGGGAGAAATATAACAAGAACTCTTAATTATTAAATCTAGATTTCTCTCATTTGTAACAAAAGGGAAAAAAGTAGGTTTTATATTTTCTGGAAAGAATACTGTATATTTTCTACGAATATTTTCATTTTCAGTTCCTGGTATAATGACATTCCAAGTATTTTCCGCTACATCTATTACTGGTAATTTAGTAAGATCTATAATTTCTAATGCTTTATCTTTATCTTTAGATCTTTCTTGTATAGCGACAACATTCGTATTCACATTTTGTGGCCGATATTTCACTTTATCTGCTGGAATCATTGTTTTTGTGGTTGGTTGATACAT